AATACTACCAAAATTCGTAAATTCATTGTGCCCTCCTTATGTACCAAAGTCTGTTATTATACCACCTGTTACGGTAACCGTGTTGCTATTGTTATCTTCAAAACTTCCCGTCTGTCCAATGTTAGCACCTACCTCAAATCCCCCTGCATTGACATCGCCAACAAAATCTGCATCCCCATTATCCGACCTAATTTCAAAATTTTTCAATGCGGTTGCCCAACCCTGTAATACACCGACTCCACCATCCTCACGCAGATATACACGGTCTCCCGCAGCTTTTGAGTATACCGCGATGCCGGACAAAGTACCAGTTTGAATGTTGGTAGCGGTGAGGAGTCCTGTTACTATTTTGCCACCATCGATTATCGTCGTGTCACACTCACTGGTGCTCACCACGTCTTTAGTAGCGAGATTGCCTTGGGAGGCGATGGTAGCTGCCTCATGGGTGCTGGTTACATCCGCATTTGCCTCTGCCGGGCCATTATTTAGGTTGAGTGCATTAACAGCATCCTCATCTACAGTCACAAGGTTGCCAGCATCAGTAAATTGGTCAATACCGGATGCACTAACTACGGTGAATGTGCCTTTGACCGCGAGCCCGGAACCTGTCCAGTTCATATATGTAGTAGCATCACCAATGTAGAACTTTGGTTTACCGGCGTCCGAGTGGTCAATACCGAGTATAAATCCGCTCTGTGTGTTGTCGTAGTCGGTTTTTCCTGCATTGATATAACAATCTGTCCCGCTCGATGCGAGAGTTATAGTTGTTGAGAACATGGTGCCGGAAGTCAGCTTATTTACTGTGAGGTCGTTGATTTTGGCGTCTGTGACGGCGAGGTTGGCTATCTGTGCCTCTTCCACTGCCAAAGCGGCTATCTGAGCCGTATCGACAGCGAGAAGCCCGATTTTGGCATTAGTAACGGCAAGGTTACTTATTTTAGCCTCTACAATGGCCGCATCGAGTATATATGCGCTTCCAATGACCTGATTGGCGATGCTATTCCACGCTACGTTGTGTGAGCCGGAATTATTCATACAAATGATGAAAGTGGTGTCATCACGGGTGGGCGCAGTATCAGACTTCTGATATGTGTTTACGGACGATACAAGTTGCCAATATATGTACTTTTTATTACTATTCCCGGCAAGTATGGTGTATTTGTTGCCATTATAGTACAAACTATGACTATTCCACGCAATCGATCCCGCTCCCGGAGTGTTGTCCGTCCATGTATCCCCATCGAGTATGGGTATTTTAGTGTATATCTTGGATGCAGTCACGGCAAAGTCCGCTATACTCGTGGCTGCCACACCAAGCGATATGCCCGATACGCCTGCTGTTGTAGATGGGTAGAAGTCCGACACCTCGCCAGACGTATTTACAGCCCGTATCCAGTAATACCGTGTCGTTTCGCCGAGCCCTATCGTGTCCAGGTACGTAATGCCCTTCTCTTTGGCTATCTTCACCGCAAGGTCGATGTCATTTGTCGTTGCCCTCCACACTTCCATGTAGTCAAAGTCATAATCAGGTGAATTCTCCCATACCAGATTGATAGCATTGAGATACCCGGACGTGGTTAGCGTATCGGGCGTAGTCGGAGGAGGTTTTGCCCCCTCGATAACTATTGTGTTGTGGGCTGCATCCTCGATAGCCTGCCTGACACCATCTGAACCAACCGCTACCACCCTGACCTCGTATTTATGCCCCACAATGAGGTCATGTGTGATTACAGCCGTCCTGTCCCGTATAATACCCGTGCTCATAGCCATTTCTCCTGATATAGTCTGCGCCATTCCGCTGTAGAATCGGGATTATTGCCCACGTTATGCCCTACTTTACTCACAAATACATGCCATTCTACATCACTGCTTGCCTTGTATAGTACCGCATCGTCAATATCGTATGATACTGCTATATCCCATTCACCCATCCATCTAAGCGTGTCATCGATGAGCAGCCATGCCGGATTACCTGCGGATATTGCGCCGATTGGTATTAGCTCACCGGACAGCCCAATCACATATGTAGGTGTGGGCACAAGCCCCCCGGCAAGTGTAAGCCCACCGGGAAATGGGAGTGGTGTCACGAGAACGTTCAGGGTCGCTGACGGTGTAAGCGTACCCCCATAGATCCGATACCGTGTAGTAACGCGCGAGAGTGCTCCTGCGGAGGTCAGAGTTCCCCCTATCACCTTGGATATGATAGGGGGTAGTCCTGAGTACACCCACGATGCCTGTTCCCTGTCCCCCACACTGAGTACGCCGTCGGCAACAGGATAGGTATTTAGCCCGGGCACACACTGCAACACACTCCGGCGTTTGTTTTCTGTGTCAATCGCCATTAAGGTCCACTCACCATTTTAGCGCGTGTAAAGTCAACAGAGTCATCAGCAAGGGTTGCTTTGGCTATAACTGCCCCCGCATTATTGTTTATTTCCAGTAAAGTAGCGCTCGTAGTGGTCAAATTACGGAGTGTCATGTAGAGAAGCATGAGAGCATTGCGTAATGTGGGGGTCGCTGATGGTTGCCCCTGTGCTAACTCGGCAAGCGTAATATCCTCTGTGGGCGTAAATGTATGAATGACGTGGAGAGGGATATTAGCACCAGTCGTACTGGAGGTCATCTTTATGACCTTAAGGTCAAAATTCATCTCTGCCTGAGTAATATCAAGACTATACACCCCGGTTGCTTGAATCTCAGTCAACTCATTATCCATGTCGGAGAAATTACCCTTATCGTCAGAATCCTCCGAGTCTAACCCTGCGGCCCCACTGACATAGGCATCTGACCATTCACCATCATATACAGGTGTTACAAGGACAAAGGCAACGTTCTTGGGCGCTCGAATATGAATTATCATAATTTATCTCCTATTCTGTCCAGACTTCAGCAAACAACACATCCATATCAGTTTGTACTCCGTTTTTATTTCTTGTTGCAAAACCGAGAGGCATGGCAAGGTCCGGGAGTCGTGCTGTGTGCGTTGCCAGTAGAACATCATCAACAATACACTTAACCGAAGTGCCTGCTGTTAATATCAACTCAACTGTATGATAAGAACCCTCTGCCATCTCAGCCGAAATAGCTGTTGTCTCAATAATACCATCTGACGTGTTGAAATTAATTACATCATTATTACAATGTACACAAGCTTCAGGGTTGACAGTACCATAGAAATTTGCCGATAGAGGCGATTGGCAAAAACCAAATCCATATTCTCCTTCTGTGTCATCACACTGTATCCGTGTTCTAAAATGCAATTCATCTTTTAATAAATTGACAAAATCCCACACGAACATACCCACTGTATTGATATAAGCATCATTATCACCAACTGACCCGGCGGTAATCTCACACCTTACATCAGTTGCACCAAAATGAACCCGCACAACAGCATCATTATCTTCCACAACGTTCCATTTTGCCGTATCCGGGACGGCTAAAGACCCAACTGTGGCAAAATACTCATTCAGAGTTGGTTGCCCAAAACTACCCATAAATGCTTTTTCTTTCCCAGTTAGTGTGCCGACTGCGGCGAGTGCATCAATAATATCCTTATGAGTCCCACTTGCCCCCATGAGGTTGGACTCGGTAGTAGACAGGGATTGGTCTACATTCGTGTTCACCGTATCCACAACACTCTTCACGCCTGCAACATCTACTGCTACGCTGGCACCCGCCGGTGTTCCAACTCTCGCAAGAATTCCACCTGCTTTATCCGCCATGTCATCCTCCCGCCGTACAGGTTAGCTGATACGTAAATTCTATCTTATCACCCGACGCCACGGTAATCGCCGAGAACACACTCCTATCCATGAGCGTACCAGCAGCAGCGGCATTGAACAATCCGTGCTCGGTAATCGCAAATGAACCGGCATAAGTGTTCGTAGCTACCGACTTGTAAATGTTAGCCGTCGCCCCCTCAATCTGCGTCCCCACATCACGTGCTTCCCCACATGGTGTCTGGAGCACTGTATCCGCTGCCGCCTCCACGTTCGTCCCGGTACCGGAGTCATGGTACTTAAAGTCAGAAAAGCTCGCTACGGAACTCTGAAGCGTATCTACAAGCGCGGCTACAAACGCATCCGTGACTACCCGCTTACAAACTACGCCGTAGTCTATTACAGTCCCATCTCCACGTATAAGACGGGCGGATAGATTGGATTGCCAGCGAACCCACCCTTTACCCATGACTTTGTTAATGATATCACCAATATATACTAACACCTGTCCCATTATTCTTTCCCTCCTCGTATGATGTCCAATTTCTTGAACTGTTTCTTTCCCCTTTTCTTAATCCGTATGGAAAGTGTTTCGTGTTGTGCCGGTGCTTTTCTGTAAATTGTTGTCTTTGCCATAGCTTAATGTAGTCCATTTAGTCTGGATTCTAATCTCGTTATCCGGTCTTGTACTGCTTTAAGATCGGACTTGTGTGTCTTTTGGTCGGATTTATACTCATTACTCCAGAGTTTATCGTCCTTAATCCCTTTAACAGTAGAATAGAGGAAAGCGATGTATACTGTGTTGACAACAGACAAAATTAATAAGGCAAGCAGTAAACCGGCTGTACCTTTCTCCATTAGTGCGGCCAAGCTCATAAATCCCATATCCATCTCCTATACGCTAACTGGTGTTGATTTATTGTCATCCTCAAGACTAATATATGTTTTTCCATCGAGTTCTACCTTATCGCCTTGCTCATATCCTGCCCCATCAGCCAACTTCCCCTCCGCTGCCCATGTTCCCTGCCAATCAATATCTATCGCATCCACATCCCTGAACCATATCTCCCATGTGCCCCGGGTATTGCCCAACTCTACATCCCATGTCGCAAGGATACTGGACTCAAAAGTGCCGGTCTTGCGGTTTTCGGAGAATGTTTCCTGTAACTGGACATTGGATGCTTTATTAATTAATTCCTTTACCGTCTCTGTTGTATCGCTGGGTGGCCTGATGGCGGGTTTGGATAAACCACCGTCCCATCCAGCTTCCGACTCAGGGTCACTTGGTACATAACTATCATACAGATCCGCATCATACTGTACCAGTGTCAATGTCCTCATAAGCTCTGAAGTACGGCTGATGTCTGTGATACGGTACTTGTTGACTATTGTATCACTGTCATCACCAAATGAATATACATCATATTGCTGCGGAGGTACAGTCCACACAGTGCTATAATTTAGGCTATCCCGTGTTTCTCCCGTATTAAGGCTCGTGGTTTTGGTTATGCGTGTGCCACTTCTCCAGACTATGAGCTCATCATCGCCTGCCAGCGTAACTTCTCGGTCAAGCGTCACCCGCGCCTGTTGCATCCAATCCGTAACCGCTGCCGCTTCCTCTACCTGTACCGCATCAAAATAAGCCGAACCCTCTCCGCCCAGCCATATCGTGAGAGTGGTTTGTCCGGGTTCCGTAGTCACAGTAAATTCGAGTCTTTCCCACGCATTCAGCCCCGCAGGATGTTTACTCGGATATGCGCTGCCTATCTTCGTCATAATACGTAACGATGTGTCTGTGTGTGGGTAGGTGTAACATGACAGGGTGTATTGGGTAGAGGCCTTTAATCCTGTAATTGTCTGGCTAATACCACCGTTTTCAACGGCCCCAGTGTGGTAATAAGCCTTGTCGCCACTATATTTCCTCGCCGTGGAGATTATACGGGTTGCGGTTCCCCAATTAACCCAACTACTGAAGTCTGTTTCAAAGCTGGGATTGGATATGGGGTTTTCCTCATACTTCACAATACGCCCGCCACGCCCGGCATTCAACACATCATGCTGCACTTCCACCACATCTCCCGCCTGCGCCGCCAACGCATCTATATCCACGCCAAAAGATATTGCATTGTTAAGAAGTTCATTCCCCATGAGTATGAAACGCGCAGTAGCCCATGCCTGGTCAAATGTAGTAGTGCCATAAAGCGTTATAGTTACGGGTATACTGGGCATCTCGCTGCTGTCCCAGTCCTCCGTCCTCGCCGCCAGAGTCGTTTTCTCATAGTTACGTTCCCGGTCATAGTAATTCGCCTCTATCATGTTTATCTTCTGATTGGATTCCATGAACTTCTGTACAAACGTACCGGTATGGATATTACCCATAGTGAATAGCTGAGTGGCATCCGCTGCTTTGTCCGTAAACGCGTATATCTTAGACCCGACCGGATACACCATGCCCCGTCCCTCCTGACATACCCGCAATATCGCATCCCAAGCGGTCATAAACGTATCAAACACTATATTGAGCTCATAGTCCAATGTCTCTATGTTGTCTGCCCATTCCCTGAATGATTCATAGTCAAGACGGTCTTTGTCCACACCACACCCGTATATTGCCTCTGCATCCTCATTGCCTGCTGTCGGGTACGCCGGGTGGTCAGGATGCCCCTGTGCAAGTATATCATACACTGCCCATGCGTGATTGTCAGCAGGCCCCTCTACCCACAATCCGGTAGCCGTGAGCGTTATTTGCGTGGTCATAGCGCCATTTTCATTGATTGTGATGGTGCTATAGTCACTATCAAGATATAAGCGTTCAAAACCCATTACCTCGAACGCCACTTTACGGCTAATTTTGTACACACCATTATTTGCCCCACCACTCACTACCGCACCGCTAATTGTAATAAACTGCCCTACCTGAAAATCATTCCAGTCGCCGTAGTATCCTTTGATGCGGATATAATTACCTGAAGCATAAAGTGTTATTTTGCTTGTAGTAAGTGTCTTTGCGTGTCGTGTATTATACACCCACACCTGACTCCTCTCCACATCCACCTGTACATCCAAATCTCCGCTGATTTGCCCTGATGCCAGCGCTTTAATGCCGAGTAGGGGTTCACCGGGGTAGGTAAATCCGGGAGCCGACCTATCTGCATTTTCCTCTCCATAAACAACAGTTGCCACATTCGTCAGTTTTATAATAGATGGTGAACTTGCCGCTACACGTATCTCATATGTTTTGCCATATCCAAGTACCTCGTTTGCCTTTTTAGCGTTTACAGATATGTGGAAATTCTGCGGTTTTGAGCGTGTTATTGCGCCTGCAGAAGGATCAGTATTCGTAATCTTATAATCTGTACCAGTGGCAAAGCCAAACTCAAAGTCAATCCAGCTTTCCGTATCACTATCTGTGTATTCTCTGTATTGGGCGAATACTCTACAAGAAGCATTCACCGTCTCTCCGGTTGTAGTCACCCCATATAGCCCAAATGGGAATTCAAATATAAGTTGAATATCGTGTGCATTCGTTAATTTGAGACCCGGTTCATACCAATCGTCCGCAACCGGCATATTAGTGCCATATGGGTATTTTTTATCGTACCAACCCTGCGTGTCAACCCTAAAAGTGAAAATGTCATAGGCGGTGCCTGGAAGAGTAACATTGCCATACGCTTTTTGATATTCTTTTTCGGACACCGCTTTGTCAAAAATAAGGTGAACAGTATGGGGGAGCATAGCTGGCGTAAGTACATACTCGTCTGCCTTTATCGTATAGGATTCCCCTCGAAGAAGGAGCTGGTGCTCGTCCCAGCTTACCACCATAGCATCCGTATCTATTCGAAAATTAGCCGCTTCTTTAACAATTTCCGGGTAATCCAGATAAAGCATCTCGCCTAACACATAATGGGTATAAGTAACATCAAAATCCAATACCACCGTCTGTTCCGACAACCCTGGTCGCGTTTCCCATTCCACATCCTTATCAAAGTCCTCGATTGCCCGCCCGTCAATAGTTATATCATCATGGAAGGAAGCCATGCCCTTCCCAAATGGCATATCGGCAAGATAAGCTGCTACGGCTGGTATATTGTTTGGGTCTGGACCATTGTACACCAGCGGATAGACAAGTGTTGCTCCCAACATTGATGGATGTGTAAATTCCTCACCGCCGCCGACGAGACCTTCTATAGCATCAGATAGGGTAGCCACCCCGGTCCTCTCATCAACTTTATGTGCAGCTATCCCATACAGCGCATACAACATCTGCCTATCTCCGTCTATAGTAACATACCTGTTCTTCAGCGCCGGTCGTACCCGCGCCTTACCATAGATTATGGGCATAGGCAAACCATGAGCTGCTGTAGGGCTATTTCGATGTTGCCATGCGTATGATTCCGACATGGACTGGTTTATCTCTTTATCCTTGAGAAATAGTGAAATTGCAACACTTCCCAAGTATGCGGCGGCAGGTCCCCAACCTGGTATGAAGCTCACCGCTGTCATTGCCGAATACCCAAGTAGCCGTTGCGATTGCCTATCCACGCCCGCAACCATAGGCATCACCACATACTCATCGGTATCCGCTGGGAATATCTTATCCAGCGGCAGTGGAATGATTTCGCGGTTATAAGCAACCACACACTCACCGTCAAACCCCATATACTCTGATAAAGGCTTACCTTTCTCCCAGACATACTCCTCTGTGGTAGCCCCACCAGTCAATGGATTTAGTATGTTAGTTATCTTGAACATATCTATAATATCCCGCTATACGGCTTTTCAGTGCATCTACTCTCGACAATATAACTCCCGTACCTTTTGTTGTGTGAATTATCCTATTTCCCCCAATATACACGCCCGCATGGGTAATAAGTGTTGGGTGCATCCGCATCAGCACTACCAGTGGCGCATCTTTGTCCGCCGGTCTGTACACCTCTTCCCATTTTCGTGACTCTACAGCTTCCCCTGCAAGAGCATTAATAGCTTGGCAAGCGAACGCATCTACTGTAAAATCGGGTACAGGCGCCTTATACCGCTTAAACACTTCCATTACCAATCCCCAACAGTCGAGCCCGGTATCCACGTTCCGGCCACCATCCACAAACTGCTTGCCAATGAGATTGTCCAATTTAGCCATAGACTCCACCCGCTATGCCCGGACTTCCTCCGTAGTTCTGGGAGTTATTCCGTAGCTTACACGCCCCGAGCGTATGGTCACAATTCTCATACCCCACCGTTAATGTAATCTCGTTACCAGCACTCTCTGTCACCATCTCCTGCATCCCGGGCTCACTCCCCGTAAACACCCGTACATACTTATCATCCACGCCATAAAACCTGTTTGCCCTAAAAAACCCATCATTATACTTTGACCCGCTCACTATAAATCCTACATCAGTATTTAGACCTGCAGGATCGGAGGCGGTATAATCGCCAGCAGTAGCGCCCTCCACTAAACATATTCCGTCAAAGAAAGTATAACCCGAATCTCCGCCCAGATAGATACGCGCGCCGATATATGATGCAGGTCCCATGTTCTCGATAACAAAGCGTACCCATTGATCCTTTTGTGGGATTCTTACCTCTCTGGGGCCAATAGATGAATATATGTAGGCGTCCGTCCAAAAGTATTCTTCACTACACCAAACCCAGCCAGACAAAGAGTAGTATTTGCCCTTTTCTACGGTAAAGCCTTGGGATATCCCTCGGGATGATTGACTTCCAGCTTCTTGTCGGTGCTTATAACTATAGCTCCCAAACTTAGACCGTTCACTTGACCGCTCCGCAACCCAAGCGTTTCCGTCTATATCCCACCCGCTTAAATCATAATACTCAAAATCCCCATTGTGCAATAAATTACCTGGACAATACAGTCTTCCCCGTTGTAGGGAAAAGAGATCGAGAAGGCCACCATCGTTTACCCATACTGTGTTGTAGTCATCGCCTTTAGTAAAGGATATTTGGCTGCTGGTGAGGGTATAGATATCAGAAGCCACTACATATCCACATAATGCCCCTGTAAACTTATGCCTGCAAAAACTTGGTACATACCTATCGCGCGGAAACCTCTTACTGAGCAAACTGGGAATACCGATAGTAAACACTACCGCATTGGCAACGAGTTCACAATTAAGTATTTCCACCAATTCATCAATAGCGGGTGTGGTTAAGTTAAGATGGTCGGAGTGCACCACCATGAGCCGTACTGTGCTCCCTGTGAGTCCTCCGGTTTCTTTAATCTGTCCGCGTAGATTGCTACTTAAATCCACTTCACTTATTTGCAGTCTGTATTCCGGGAACTTCCCGCTTGTCGAAACACTCAAGTCGTCCATGCTGAATGAAGTGGCATAATAGAGTTCTTCGTTAACGCCTGTCGGCCATCTCACATTGGAATTGTTATTAGCAAATCTTAAAGTAGTCTGGCCAGTAGTGATAATCTCTAACAGCCATATCCACGCACCACTACTCGCTATCTTATTCTGCTCCGTTATATATCTGCTATCTAATACGTCCATCAGACCTCTTCCAATACGAACTCTACCATCCACCAGAGGAAATTAGTATGAGGATGGGGTATATATCTAACCAATCCCAGGAACCTTACATCATAATCGGTACTGTCCTCTGGGTTAGTCCATGTAAAACTATCCGAACCACCTACTACCGTATCGTCTACAAATGCCTTGAGTGTGTCCTTATTAGTTTGTGACATCCATGTATAGTTCACTATCCACTTGTGCGGTATCCGAGTAAACCGTGCCCGGGAGGTAACATAACCCCCCTCTGATTGACTTCTTATCGCAGGATCATGCGCCATAGTATCTTCAAATTCACCCACAACCGGACTATGTAGCTCCGTACCACGCCTGTATAATGTTGGAAATGTTGCCATATCCTATCTCCCCATCCCATCTCGGAAATTGGGATTGGTGTTCATTTCTTCCAATACTGTATTAATAATTAGCCCTTTAACCGATGATTGTCGTCCTGTTTCGCGAAGATTCATGGGTCGCCCGGACTCATTTTTAATATTGATGGCTACCTTACTTAAACCCTGTGGCAGCATTTCCCCGTATGAGTTCCCACCTACACCAGTAGTCGGGACATCCGGTTGCTGTCCTCCAAACAAGCCCTTTAGACCAGCGGGGACAAGATCCCATAAAGTAGGTACTTTTGCTCCTCTGTCCACCCCCGTACCCGTCATAGCATAGAGCAAATCATTAGCCGCTATCTCTGCTATCATATGGTTGAATGAGTTTAATACCCCCAGAAACATATCCTCCATAAAGTCCTTCCAGTTGGTGCCGGTTTTCAGCATATTCTCAAATGTGGATGCCCACTGTGAGCGGATATCTGTCAGTACGCCTACAAACTTACCATGCCATTTGTCTATGTCCTCCTCCGACGGGTCGAACATTTCGGCAAGTGCTCTCCTCCACGCAACTGTCAATTCCCCTATTGCTATCCCACCCTTCTTCGCCGCTTCACCCGATGCTTCCCCAAGATTCGTCAGTTGGTCTGTCATCACTTCCACTGCAGGCGCAATAGGTTCTTTCATTATCAGGTCAATCATTTCTTTCAGGGTAGCTATTGCAGTATCAAGACCTTCAGCCCATTTTGCCGGTAATAGTTTCTTCGTCCACTCATCTGTAGTGCTAAGGAGTGCTTCCATATCCAATCGGAGTTGGTTTATTGCCATTTTACCTATCTCTGCCGCTGCTTTCTTCCCCGATTCAGCTACATCTTTAAGTTGGGGTTTAGTGGATGTTAGTGGTTGGGCAAATTGCCCCAATCTATGCCCTGTGAGCATGGGTACATCCCCGTATCCAAGGTCAATGGCGTGCTGTTTCATTCTAAACGGCGCTGAAAGTAGTTCCCCATATCCTTTACCGGAGGTTTTAAGTAACCACCATACCCCTTTTACGACTTCATCAAGTATGCCAAATTTCTCATCAGCAAACTTAGATAGTGTCTCTCCAAACTCATCCAGAGATTTATTCAACACTCCGCCGTGTCTAAATGTGTCCTCCCATACAGTCCGAAAAAGATAGAGTGTTCCGATAACTACAGTAAATGGGTTTATTAATGACAATACTCCCGATATTAGTGAAATCATAATTGGAACTGCGACTGCGAGTGTACCAAGCACCGCCACCCATTTCAGGGTAGTGGCAATGGCCTCCGCATTGTTTTTAATATATTCCTCCACTAACTTTGCTTGCTCCATTAATCTTTCGGTTACTCTTATTAAAGCGGGGGCAAGCTGTTCTCCGGTTATGATGGCAATCTTTTGCATCTGCCTCCACAATTTACCCATTTGCTCCGTAAGCGCCTTCATCTGTTTACCGGCGACCTTTTCGGTAACGCCGCCCGCATTCTTTATCTCGTCGGCATACTTCTTGATCGCTTCTGACCCCATATCAAACAATCGTATCTGACCAGCGAGCGCTCTCACCCCGAACAATGTTCTGAACACGAGATTTTTATACTCATCGGTTGTTCCTTTGAGTCTATCGCTTATATCCCCCATTATATCCACAAACGGCTTCATCTTGCCGGTAGTATCATATATTTCGAGACCCAACTCGTATATCAGTCCTCTCATCGCCCCCATGGGCGCCATAAGATTTGCCATAGCGCGTCTTAACACCGTACCCGCCATACTCCCCTTTATACCAGCGTTGGCCATAATCCCAAGCATGGCAGAGGTCTCCGCAAGCGTGTTATTGGTCATCTTGGCTGTGGATGCGGCATATGACATCGCCCTGGACAGCACATCGAATGTTTGATTGGAACTTATAACAGTCTTGGTTAGTTGATCGGCAATACTATCAATATTAGCGAACTCCAGACCGAATGCACGGACAATATCCACGGTGCCTTCCACGGTCTTGGCTAAATCACTACCCATTGCACGGGACAGCATGATGGTGGTATTAAATGCCTGCATCTGCTCAGTCACGGTTAGACCGGCGGAACCAAGAAAATAGAAAGCCTGGGCGGTATTTGCGGCGGCTTTGTTCCATTGCACCGAAGCGTCCAGTGCCATATTAGACATTTGCTTGAATTGTGCCTCCGTAGTCTCGCTAACAGACGTGGCGTGGCGTATGGCCTTATCAAACTTACCAAATTCACGCGTAATAAGGGTTATAGAGCCTACTGCCGTTGCTCCAAATACGGCAAATGTACGGGATAGGGTTTTAAGCGAATTGTTCGCACCCTTCATACCCTTATCCCATCCGCCAGTATTTAGCTTTAAATACCCTACTGCCGCGCCTACATTAAACACCTTTGCCTCCTCCTATAAACTTTAGCATATCCCACGTAGCTTCTGACCTCTGTTTCTTAACATCATCCAAAGTCTCGGTAAGTTCAAGCCCCTCAAGAGCTTCCTGTCCCTTATCTGAAAATGCCATACTAATACCGGCACCCACCCCATAGGCAATCATGGCTATATTCTGCCTTCTCAATGCATCAAGCTGCCTCAACCAGTATCCCCGTTGTCGCAACCCCATGTCGATAAGTTCGGACCAAGTAAACATTCCCGGAAAGGCCGCAGCTATCATAGTTATTTCGTCGCTGCGACCTTTGGGACGTTTTTTCCTTCTAATTCCTCATTGACAGTATCCATGAGCTCTTTTATGAGACGCATAAGTTTCCGCATACCGAGTTTGGCTATTTCCGCTTTGTCCGCGTTTAACATATCGGCGGCCATCACTGATAGCTCTTCAAAGTTGTCTATATTATTAAATTCTTTGTTGAGCTTGGTTATCTGTTCTGCGCCCTTTTCTACATCGGCAGCAGAATTGGTTTTCTCAGCGACTTGCATGAGCCGGGTCGCTTTTTCCAACCTAACCTTGATATCGTCAGACTTTTCGGTGATTTTAGCCATCTTCTTGGCGGTATCCCGTGAAATGTCCTCGACGGTGTACGTTTTCCCACCTACTGTAACCTCAATAGGTTCACAAAGTTCATCAATGTTAATTTTGGGCATAAATCCCTCCTTTTAAGCGTAAACTGTATCACCCCATACGTACCCGGCACTCCACAAAACGTTGCCTTTGTTTTTATCGGGGTGTGCTGTAAATGTCAACCCGTACACCCTTTGGTCGCGTAGATTGAAGACTACATCGAAATTGGCTTGCGGATAGGTGCGTTCCAACCGCATCCATGTCCCGTTGACAGCCGCTATGCCAGCCACTATTGGCTTGACGAACAGTGGCAGTCCATTATCATACATAGACACACCAGTCATTGCTGCTACGTTAATGGCTACTGCTACATCTTCGTCGACGGTGGGGGGATTTGTACCAGCGTCCGCAAGCAATGTAGCAAATGTCGCAGTTGTAATACGTGTAGCAGGCACAGTAATTGAGCATTCCGAAATCCCCGATATAATAGTATCTACCGGTGTGCCCCCGGATATTGCCTCATAAACCTTGCCCGCTTCTGCCGAATTGAGCGTAAGCCGGACTTCCTCGAATATTTCCGATACGGTGGTTGCTCCCCAAGCAACAATGGCCGGTCCCAAATCTCTTGTTGGTCCCATTGTTCCGATTGCCATGTTATTCCTCCTTGTTAAGATGACATATTTGTTACTGTTACATCGATAGACATAGCAAATACATGCCGCCTACCGGATTCGTCCAGATCCACATAATATGGTGTTCTGCACACAAAATTACACACGTAGATGGGGCCACTGTCAATTACAGGCAAGCTTATCTGATGTGTTCCGTGCAGAAGATTAAACACGGTATAGGCGTTATCCCGCGCTGTGAAACGTGTAACCGCTCTCGCATAGGCTACGAGAGGTACTTGGCGTAAGTCAGTGAGGATACCATTGGCCAGACCAGGCGCAGGCTCCGCAATGACAATACACTCATCCTGTACATTGGAATCCGCACTTATCTCTATAAGGTCAGTTCCAACGGTAAATGAGGTGTTTGCTGCTATATAAGCGCATAATTCTTGTATCATACGTTGACTTTCTCTGCTTTATTTTTCCGTCTTAGCAACCTGTTTATAGTAACCCGAGTTACATTAAACCGTTCTGCAATATGTCTCGATTTCACGCCCTGTAGGTATAGTACAGATATTCTGTCTGCCTGTTGTGCTGTTAAATGATTTCCTTTACTCATAATCTTATTGCATTGGCCAGAATGTCCATGTACTCGACTGCATTCCCGTAGAGCTTCTTTGACATGAAATATCTACCGGCGCCCTTTTGAGTCTTTCGCTCAAATGATTCGTGCTGTTTGGCGGCGTAGGGGGCATTAAACACAACACAGGCTTCATGGCTCGTGGGTACAATAGGAGTTCCACCATAGTTATTTGGCTGATATTTACCTGTTGCGCCCTCTCCGTGATTCACCGTTGTCCCCTTTTTCACCCCATCCACAAACAACGCCCCTGATGCCCGTAACTCACCTGCTTTTCTGTCATCCTTATATGGAGGCTCGCCGGGTTGCCTGGATCGCCGTATGGGTGTCGTAGGCACCCCTGTGACTGTATCCGTCATGAACTTGAGTCCGGCTAATGTCAATCCCATTCTGATACGTGCAGGCATTACCACCACGTTAAGCCGTTCCATGTTCCGCATTACCTCGGACATATCCAGATGCATTTCTCTACTTCTAAGCGACATATACGTCAAAACTCCTTACAGTAAAATCTCTCGCTTTGTTTATCTTCATAATAGCGTGTTCAGCGCCATCAAATACTATTAAATCCTTATCCGATATTGTATTTGTTGCCCGTGTGGAGAACCCGGTCGTGATAATTGTACGGGGTCTCATCCGCACCTTGGTATTACTCACTACCATTGTCCCTTCGGCATTCTGTATCCTGTACTCCCCATACTCTATGAATGCTTTCACACTCACATCTTTGGGCGTTAATGGTTCTTGATGAGTATCCGTACCCTTATTCATGCGTAAGGTCACTGTATCTTTGAGATATGAACCGATCATAATTACCTCTTATATCTCCTGAAGCTCAAGCCACACAGTCGCAGTATCCACACCAGCGGACTCCGATTTAGAATACGCCGATATTACTGCTCCCTGATTAAATATAAATTCTGTTCCTGACGGAGCGCTTACTCCAGTTCTTTTATGAGCAAGATTCTCACCTTCAATTTGTATATCCATAAAAGTAGTTGTCCCATCTGTGAGTTTTATGCGGAATTTCTCAGAAGCATCTGCCTCCACATGAACTCCGGTAATACGGAATGGCACGGATGCCGCACCACGTACCTGTACCGGAGCAGCAGTCCATACATTTGCGCCATCGCCGGTATCAACATCAACACCAGTGAAATTATCCGGTTCCGTGGATATTGGGAACTCACCGTGTATGTTGGTGAATATGTGGTCGCCCACCTCATCATCTATATTAACCGTGTTGTGGTGAAATATGATGCCATTGAAATGCTGCTCATTACCTTCGTCGAGGTCGAGTGCTATTGCACATTCCCCTATATCAATATCATTAAACGCATTTTCATCCGAAGTTGCGCCTGTAATCTGGATTCCTTTAAGGCAATCGTGCATTCGTAAACCAGTAAAATTAGAGCAACAATATTTATCTAAAAGTAGTGCCGTCATGAGCGTCCCGTTCTTGCCACGAAAATTACAATCAGTTACTTTTGCGTGTTTAGCAAGCGAGGCATGGTTGAGGCTCAAGGCTGTCTTAGCTGATGTCAAGTCCTCACCGACAAACTGACAATGGCTTACCCTTGCCGCCCCTTTTCTAATGCTCACACCATTATTGCCAGTGCCGAGATTAAAATTCAGGTCTATTAATGACGTGTAGCCGGTAAATTTCAATAGACTGGTAGCTCCGGCATGGTTATTCTTTATCTTCGTCCACGTCCGGTGGCTTCCCTGGACAATATAGTTGCCGGTGAAAGTGGGATTGCCAGTCATGTCAATATCATAGTAATTACTCCCTGTGTTTATCCCAACGAGAATAAGAGTACACTCATTAACATCGGTACTTGCGGCTGCTAAAGCCCCTTGGATCGTCGTGTATGCCGTGCCCCATGTAAGCCCATCACTATCATCCCCATTCGGGCTCACGCGCAAGACAGCCGTTACTGCTCTCCCTGCTGTGGACATCCCGCTGGTTTGGAGATTATTCGCGGCCTCAAGTCCAGTCGCCGCGTCATACGCCACTATAGCGGCTGCACTGGCTTCCTGAGCCTCTGTCTGTGTCAGGGTCGGAACTCCACTTAAATTAATCATAGCTCTCTCCTTACGAGATTGATTGTATATACGCCTGTAATTGTATCGTGGCGGCCGCAAGGACTCCTGCTGCCCCGGTTATGCCTACGCGCACATAAGGAGGTAAGGCATCGCCGAAGCGCATGAGAGTGCATCCATTGGTAGATATGGTTATTGGCGTTAGAGTAGCAGTCGGGTCAATAATAGACCTGATGTCATCCCAACCCACAGCATCCAAACTACCCTCGACGGTAAGGGTAATTTCATCTCCACTACCTAAACCAGCCACATCCGCCTGAACGAACAAATCCCGGCACCATGGGCAGAATATTTCGTCCGTATAGCCTGTCGCGCCTATCAGAGGCAGCGATATGGTTACATATTCCGGCCCAACATAGTTTAATGTCGGTGATGGCTTGGCTGTTCTTACTTCAATCATTGTCTTTCCCCTTTATTCCGGTGCAGCCATGTTAGAAGCGAAATCCTCAGCCATCTGCTCAGCATCGTTGAGCGTCTTGGCTGTCCACGGACCACGTTCCTCTTTGTAGGCACAACTGCCTTTAGGTACTGTGGAGCCGATTCCGTACTTATTCTGTTTTCCATTACAGGTTACACGAAACATCTGCTCTTCCTCAATGAACACTATGCTCATTTTAGGCACTGCTTTTTTCTTCGTGCGGGTACTTCTCTTCCCGGACTTGTTCATCATATCCTCCTCTGTTTAGCTATCCGTCTCATCGGCAAGCTGATTAGTGTAAGCGTCGTAGTCTACGCTTTCATTCTCATTACGTGCAATATCAACCAGGTACACAGGCCTGTCCGTATCATAGTCCTGTAACAACTGTTGCACTATCGGTGGTATAGGCAATTCCACAGAGTTATCATCCTTATACCGCTCCTTCACCACGCCTGCTGCTATAACCCCCTGCACCTGCAACCCCATGCGCAAATCAAGGTCGGGTTGATGCTGTAGCAGGAAAAAAGCCATCTCGCATTGCGCATCCTTTATGGGCTGGGCAGCGGTAGCGGATGCCGCGAGCGAATATTTCCCCGACAAGAGCCAGTTGTATGCGGTAATCAATGCCGGTATATTATCGTCTGCGTCATTCGTCCAATAGTCATCCCCATGAATCCGTCCCTCAAAATACGTATTAGCTGCTTCTTCTGTCACCCAGCTATTCGTCCCTACTGTTATCGTGGCTGCCATTATATCACCCCTTCAGTGTTTTATATTCTGCCTTCACCATCATCTCGACCAAGTCTGTGAATTTCGTCTGTGCCTCCCACCCCAACTCTCTCTTGGCTTTTGACGCATCCCCCAATAACAACTCCACATCACTTGGGCGCTTGAACTCTTCATCCGTCACTACACATTTTCTCCAGTCTAATCCGAGCTCGTCGAATGCCCATGCACAAAAATCCTGTACCGTATGCGTCTCCCCGGTGGCTATCACATAATCTTCCGGCTTATCTGCCAGCAACATCATGTTCATAGCCTCTACATACTCTTTGCTGTATCCCCAATCCCTCTGTGCCCCAATATTCCCAAGATACAGTTTATCGGCTCTGCCAAGTTTTATCATTGTAGCGCCGTGTGTTATCTTACGTGTAACAAATTCCATGCCCCGCCGTGGTGACTCGTGATTAAACAATATCCCGCTACATGCAAACATCCCATACGCCTCCCTGAAGTGCCTTGTAAGGTCAAATGCGGCTACTTTAGACACCCCATAGGGAGAACGTGGGTGGAAGGGTGTTTGCTCATTCTGCGGGGACACTGACACCTTGCCAAACATTTCCGAGGAACCGGCGAAATAAAATCGGCATTCCGGCTTCACGGTCTTAATGGCGGTGAGCATATTCAGCGTTCCGGTTATATTTATATTCAGGGTGGTGTGTGCATCCTCAAAGCTGTCAGCAACAAAGCTCTGTGCTGCCAGATGGTAACACTCGTCCGGCTTGAGCAGTTCTATCACACGAAACATACTGCCATAGTTCTCCACTGACCCGGCATGTAGAGACAACTTGCCACGCAGGTGATGTATCCTCTCCATCCGTACACTTGGCTTCATGATAGCCGCTCTACGTACTACACCATGCACCTCGTAGCCGCGCTCCAACAATAATTCGGCGAGATAGCTTCCGTCCTGCCCGGTAATCCCTGTGATTAATGCTACTTTCCCCATAGTTGTTATTCCTTAATCTTATGTTCCCAGTAGTCCAGTAAATCCACTAATGTTTGTGCTATCGGGATTTTTGGTTGCCACCCGGTCAACTCTCGGCACTTAGTGCTGTCCGGTATCTGCACCGGGATATCTATTTTCCTAACAAAATTAGGATTGACTTCAAACTTAACCTTGTCCGTTAATCCTGCAAAGCCCATCATCAGATTCAGATAGCCACCTATCGTGTCGAGAGTATCGCCCCCGATATTATACGACTCACCCGGAGTAAATGTCTCCATGAGCATCTTGTATGCCCTGACACAATCCCTCACGTCCATCACGACCCGTTTACTACTCAATGTCCCAACGGCTATAACAGGCCTCTGTAGCTCTTTCTTTATCCGTACAATCTGGTACGCATCACCGGATATAGAAAACCTGAACCCGCGCCGTGGTCCTGTGTGAGAGAAAGCCCGGGTATTAAACAACTGTAGCCCTTTCGACTGTGCCCTTTCGGTCACATATAAGTCCCCAGCCGCCTTACTCACCCCATACGGATTAACGGGTGCTATAGGAAAGCTCTCTGTGATCGGCTGATCATCTTCCGTCACTGCCCCATACACCTCGCTCGTGCTACAATTCATAAACTTACACGCTGGAGAATATTTCTCTATGAGGTCAACCAGATTTATCGTGCCAAGCGCATTAGTGGCAAAGGTATACCTCGGTTGCGCAAAGCTTGTCGGAGGATGCGATTGGGCGCCAAGGTGATATATTTCATCGAACGTGATTTTAGAGAATATTCTATCCAATGACGCATAATTGCCTAAATCACCCTGTACCCATTCTATCTGACTGAACACACCGTCTGTCACCACATCCCTGATATCGTTCTCACGCCCATTAGATGCCCTTATAAGACCATAAATCTTCAGATCATATTCTGGTACACAATTTATAATACAGTTTGCCAGATGCGGCCCGGCGAAGCCTGTAATACCTGTTATGAGTATATTCTTCATCCCTTGCCATCCTTCTCTACCAATTTATTAATCAACTTACTCATTTTCACCCGTATAACATTGAATTTCCGTACCCGTAATGATAATATGCCAGCTATTACCGGATCGCCATCCATCTTTCCGCTATGTATTGGCGCCTCATAATCCCATATCGTGCCATTTATTGTATACATCACATCGATTAACTCATCCCATAACAAATCTGGATGTTTCCTTTTCACCTCACTCACACCAGCGTTGAGCCGTCCCTCCTCCTTTATATCACCATTATCCCGCTCCCTGTACAGTCTCGCAATCGTGTATTTGTCAATTAATTCCCCCGGCTGCATCTCCATTATAATTCCCCTCACCAAGCTACTAATGTGTAAGGTTTACATGGTCTATACGCCTCGTCTTTCACCAAGCTGCCAGTCCATCTTCCCCACAGCACTATGTGATAATCCGGGCGTATAGAGGTCAGATATCTGTAAATCAAAAAAGCATCCATATATCTGTGATATGTTTCCACAATCAGTTTTGGCTTACACCGCTTTATAGTGTTCATAGCCCCTATCAGGCAGTCAAACTCGCTGCCCTCTATGTCCAGTTTAATAATATCTATAGCCGGATTTCCATTCTCCGCGACAACAGAATCGACAGTTCTTATGTTTATATCCAGTTGTTTTCCATGCCCTTCCATTCTTCCGTGCACTGCCGACCCTTCCTTATTAAGGTGGAGTGTGTTTTTTGCATCAAGGCTACCCACCGCCTGATATATTTTTAATTTATCTTTATTCCCGAAGTTTTTGCGTAAAGCCTCCACCATAATTGGGAGTGGCTCAAAGGCAAAAACACGAGATGCACCACGATTAAAGCAATCAAAAGTATAAAACCCCTCGAATGCTCCACCATCAATCACTACATCCCCCGGCTCTATTTGGAAAAACTGATAGGAATGTGCATTTATAGCAGGTGGGGCAAACGTGTTAAAGAACACCATTCTAATTACCTTTTCTGACACCTCTTGCGAAATATAAAGTTCGCCATCCGACCACTTGAAAGTATTCAGCCCTTGTCTCTTGCTCGGTTTGTATGAAACGCCGTGCAGCCTGCTAAAGCCGTCTACAGTTGCGCTAAGTGTAGCACCATCAGTTGTCACGCCCGTGGAAAACTTGTATAAGTCATCCGGCAGACTCACATTGGGTGGGCAATAGTCAAACTTAATATCCCCAAAACACCCCTCAGACAGCTTAGCCATTATAATCCCCCTACCGCCAACGCACCCAGCACTTGGCTATATGACATCTTTGGGATATGGGCATAGTGGCTATTCGGCGAACAGTTCACAATCTTAATCTTCTCCGGCTGATATTTAAAGTTCTTATTAAATCTTACGGTGCCTACTCCAACTCCAGTCGCTCGCTTTTCCCCTTTGAAGAACCCGGGATCATAGTACGTATCCAGCATCTTCTGTTGATTCCACCGGATTATTTCCAGTTCCGATTTTCCTTTCATCGTTGGCTCCAAATATCCGTCTGCTCCAAAAAGTATAAGGTGCTCCACCTTTGCTTTAATCAATTCATCGATAATGACTTCGAGTGAGATCGGATATGCTGGTCTACAAAGCAGCCTTGGCATTAGATACAGCTTATCCCGGAAGTCACCCAGCATCCAGTTTCTATCCGCCTCATTTAGCCATGTCATGGAGCATAGCGTGGTCATCAGTAAGTTCTTATTGTTGCGGAAAAGAAACTCCTTAATATCATGCACCCTAAGCGGCATATCCTGTTCCGACATGCAGAAAACAATATCGAAGCACTTGTTGACTTGGCTTAAAATTTGGTGTTCGATGGCGCTGAACCGATTAATCCCCATGTAGCAGAGGTCGAAGCTGTTAAAGCACTCGATCTGATCCTCAAGCTGCTTAATTGAGCCGCCGTTTAGCAACAGCGCTACGGTACGACCACCTATAACGTCGGTGAGTCGCTTAGTAGTTGCATCGTATTCCCGACCAATGCGCGCTTTCATGGTCGCGATTGACTTATGGTCAATGGGATATGTCCACCCTTCCGGTTTATTCAAATCAGGTGTCACGAGGAAATCTGTAGGTTTCTTGCTCATGGGAACTCCTTACACATAGGGTCATCAGTATTTACGAATAACTTCTCACATTGAATATTATAATCACCAATGCAGCACCGCGTTTTACATTTCTCGGGCGTATCGCCGTATAACAGTTGCCTATGCTTCTTCCCGCCCCAGATATCAGCTATTAACTGCGGATCCCCCGCACATGACCCCAGGCAATACTCCGGCCTGTAGAATTGGTCGTCACAGAAATAAACATTGGCATCCGGCGCAATATGTATCTTCAACGGTGCCCCATAACATTGCCCAAACGGCTTGGAATGCGTGAAGTCCGCATTGAACTTGTGCATGACCGTGAACACGTTAAACTTGTCTGTAGCGAGCTTATGACACTCCTCGAACTGCTCAAATATGAGCTTCTGGTCGAACTCATCCACTTTGGTCTTATGGTTCTTCATACCCTGGTGCATCGTGTCCATTGGACGTACAATAAAGTCATGTACGCCAATTTTCTTCGCTTTCTTACACGCAGTGAGTATCTCGTGCTGGTTCAACGGTGATATCAGAAATTTGTACCCCACCGAACAGTTCACTGAACGCCTCACCATGTCCTGTAGATTCCACATCACCCACGAGAACAAGTCCTTGCCCTTTATCTTCTCGTATGTCTCGCTGGTGCCAGCATCCACACTTATCCCCACCCATCTTACATGCCTGCCAATAAGTTTGCTGTAGTCGTCATTATCATACGTACCATTACTAAGTAGCCCGGTGGTCAATCCCATCTCCGCGGCGTACCCTATAATGCGCCCAAACATTGGATGCTGGGTCGGTTCACCACCACCTGCCCAGCAAATACTCTTTACGCCCCACCCCTCAAGGTAGTCAATTAGCTTATACACAAACTCCACCTCAAGCTCGTCCTTATGGCGACGATACATAGCCGAGTTACACCATGCACAATTCAGATTGCATTTGAGCGTCAGGTCGATACGGGCCTCTATCGGTGGCAGAAGCATATATCTCTTCGCTATCCGCTTGTAGTGTTCTGCGTAGAGCAGCCCTTTCCAGTTGTTGAAGCTATTGAACGTGTTCTTATCAGACCATTCCCGGATGAATGTTTCGCTACCCTTATGTCCGTGATGCCCTGTGTGTCTTTCCTGTATCATGCCCTTTTCCTTGAATTACGTTTGTCTTGAGCGTATTACAGGCAGTATACCTCTACCTGCGGGGTCTCTTCCGCACAATTCCCCGTGCAGGTTTAGAAACTCAATATGTCCACATACATGCACATCAATCCCCTTTGTATTTAATCCATAGAATCGCTTTCTCCACCACTCTATAGGCATTACCGTCTTATGTATACCAAGATTGGCAGTGCTGGGTATTGTTGCGATGCAGTGGAATGTTTTCACTCGGGTAATTCGATATATTTCTTTTATTGATGCCATAACTGTCTCCGTTATGAGATGCTCCATTACATCAAATGAGAACGTATAGTCGAAGGCATTATCATCGAACGGCATATCCCACAAGGGTGCTTCTGTAAATGAGCAGGCAGGAATAAACTCATCGTACTCATGCCCGGTCTTGCGTTTAGAGTTAAGCCCAGCCAACGATATATCTACCCCAGTGCAATTACGTCCATGGCTGCATATTACCCGCGTAGGGTCGCCGTGCCCACAACCTATATCCAGAAGTTTGTCGTCTGTTTGGGATGTAGCCACTATATACCCCACTATTTCACGCCAGTATCCAGTTGTATCGCAATACTCATTGTTATACATATAATCGTATAAGTGTTTTTCATACTCGCCATGTTTTTCCTGTGTCATGGGAATGTCTCCCTCTCCCGGTGCATCCCCATAGCAACATAGTTCTTACCAGTGACGAGGTGGCGTGACTCCTCCTGTGCTTTGGCTAAATCGCCAATCAAATCAAAGTTAAGTCCCCAGTGGTATCCGCGTTTCCCCCTCTCGTGCAACATATCCTTCTCTCTTTTTGTAGAGCCGTCTGTTCTGCTTTTTTTGCTTACCTCGTCCTCAGTCTCCTTTGTATGCGGCGCCCAATGGTCTATCAGTATTTCCGGGCAATACCATACAAGACTGTAAAATCTCGCAACCGCTATGAATTCCACTTCCCAAACAACACGTTTATAGTCCGGGCAAAATATTGGCTTGTCTGGGTGCGCTTTATAGTGGTTTTTTATCACCCCGGAACCTATGAAGTGTGGGTTTCCGTATGAACTCTGCCATGGCCAGTGTTTTGGGTTATTTGCTATTTTTATACCAAGAATTCCATTATATGACACTATCTTTGGATGATGTTTGTCCCTTTTAGGGAATCTCAGCATCATAGTGTTTGCAGCAAGGGTGTATGTATCTTCATATACACCTACATCATCCCACAACCATTCAAACATGTCTGCTTCCGATGTTCTGAAGAACTCACCTATCATAAGAGGTGCTTTGGTATTATAGTCCTTAACTACCTCGATATTGTACCACCCGTTGTTGCCAAAGCGCTTAAAAAAGAAGTCCTTCTCTTCTTCCGTATCGACCCAGTGAGTTAGATTTATGGATTCCATCTCCTTAACATTAGCGAATGCGTGGTTTCTCGCTGCAATGACTCTCATCAGATTGCCTTGCGCCATAGTCTGTCTCTGAAAACTTCTAAAAAGTATCTGTAGTTTCATTCCATCTCCTTTATCGTATTCCTACTATATTAAGGTCTTTCCCCCACAAATATCCCTTTGCCTGCCGGGCTTTCCATATTTCATTATCCCACTTCTGCTTCTCACCACGGTTTGCATAATGTGTATCATCCAAAGTCCCACCCGGGGCATTTGGATGAAAATGCTGCATTCTGGCTTCCTCACAAAAGGCAAATTTATTTACGAGTTTAGAATACATGCCCATTTCGGTATCAACATAGAACCGATAGTATTCAGGGCAATAAGCCTGTCCATCGGGGAATCGTTTATGAAATTTTCTACCTACGAGTCTGAATCCATATTGGGTAATCGCCTCCGGCCAACTTGGGGGATAATTAGTGACATTGAGCCCAATAAGCCCATCGCCGTCCGGGAAGTGTTTATGTAGGGCATTGGCCGCATTGACAAGACAATCTACATCCAGAGCACAGTCATCACAGAGAAAAAGGATTAGCCCTGCATCACTCTGTTTAACAAAGTTATTCCAACACGTACTCACCTTGCTATAATCGGTCTGCTGGATAACTACACGGGCATCATGCCTGAACTGTTTGCTATATCTGGGCATTTCGTTGAAATCCGTCCATAGGATATGCACACGAACATTTGGGTATCTACCGTTCAGGATGGACTCCACACAGACCGTCAATTTCTCTGGTCGATGAAGTGTGGGTATTGCAATGTCAATTCTTTTCACCCTACTCTCCTTTTGTTGACATAATGGCAAAGCAACCATAATTCTTCTGGATTAACAATATGTGTATCTACTTTTTTATTATTTTGTTCCTTAAATTTCTTTTTCCACCATTGAATGGGCGCGATAGTTAAATGCACATTCGGATAATTTGGGTCATCGATTGTTGCGATGCAATGGAATGTTTCTACTCGGGTAATTCGGTATATTTCTTTTATTGTTGCTTCCACCATTGTTGGAGGTATATGTTCCAGAACATCGACAGAGAAAGTGTAATCAAAAAAACTATCGTCAAACGGCATATCCCACAAGGGTGCTTCATAAAATGCCGAAGCTACTACTTCTGATGGTAAGCCACGTCGGGTAATATCTATACCTTTACAGTTGAAACCACGTTCCCTAAGCCATAAAACGGTACTGCCGTGACCCGTGCCCATATCAAGTATATGGTCTCCTTTACGCGCCGTGTTTTTTATGAACTCGGCTGCATCTATTGCATAACCAGTGCGGGGATATGACCCTTCATATAACTCTAAATATTTCCTTCTCTCTTGTTCGGTTAATGAAAACATAGATAAGTTCCTCCGTGAGATAAATCAGGCACATGCCTGGGATCCCTTTCGTGTATTTTCAGATGCCTTGCTAATTTTTCCTTATTATCAAAAACCCTACCGCATGTGCATTTAACCTCAATGTCTATTTCCTGCTTTTTTTTTTCATACAATATAAGAAATTCCGCGCAGTCAACTACTAACCACTTAATACTATTCACATTACGCCGACCGAACATTCCTCTCCACCAGTTCACCGGCTTCACGGTTAGATGCAACCCTTCTTTACAGCCACTCGGTTGTGTACTCACCACATGAAGTGTCTGCTTGCTCGTAACCCGGTATATCTCTGCGATAACATCTGGTATTAACTCTGGCGGTATATGTTCCAACACGTCCGCCGAGAATGTATAATCAAACTCATTATCCTTGAACGGGAGTGCCCACAGGGGGGCTTCGGTAAACATTTTAGAAAAGGTACTCTCATTAACACTGGACTTTACGCCCACGAGAGTTATATCCACACCGAAAATGCTACATTTATTCTGTCGCAAATAGTCCACTGCCACACCGCGCCCACATCCCATATCCAGTATTTTATCACCCGGTTTAGCTGTCCACCGCACGTACTCGCTAATATGCTTCTGGTAGCCGGTAGAGCCGTACTTCTGCGCATGTAACCGCATATATTTACCATGCTCAGCCTGTTCAATCTGTTTAAGTTTAGTGGATTCCACCCTCACTCCTCCGTTCAATATCTACACCATCATACTTATAATCATATATTTCTATACATTTAACATCAGTGATAGCACTAAATTTATGCCAGGTGCCTAATGGAATCTCAAATTGCCGGACATCATCCAAGATTACTATAGTACATCCAGGTTTATCTAACCCCCATAGGGTCAGTTTAAGCCGACCGGCAATGAGATAGAAGATATTACTTTTCTGTGCATGGCGATGTTCCGAACAATATCCACCCTTTTTAATCTCCAAGTAGTGTGTGGATGTCGTGCCATTACGAAATAGTTCGGTCGTCTGTCCCCATACTTTTTCTTCTGGCTGCATCATTTTCCACCATACCCCGCCATGAACATCGGTCTGGCCATAACAACTGCATCCTCTTTACCATTGCTTTTATTCACGGCTGCAAACTGGTCTATCCACCACTCAATAGGTTTCACAGTCATATGCAAAACCACACCATTCAATATACCATCAAACAGAGCCACCACATTAAATGTCTTCCGTTTCGTTATTCTGAATATTTCCTTAATCGATGCCGATATCTTCTCCGTCGGTACATGCTCCAAAACGTCCGTAGATACCGTGTAATCGAATTGGTTATCATCGAACGGCATATCCCATACCGGAGCCCCGAAGATGCCGTGTAGGCCGTGTGGCACTCCCTCCAGTGATATATCCACGCCCATACAGTCAACACCCGCTTCCCGGAGCCCTATCACCGAAGTACAATCGCCACAGCCAATATCCAATACTTTATCACCTTTATTCATTGTTTTTAACACATGCTGGATTAAGGGTTGGGCGCACTTCGATGGTCCCACATAATGCCCCTTATAGCTTAGCGACCAGCAATCATCGTACTTTTTCTTTTCCCTCTCTACAACCGGGTCTTTAATGCCAACTTTATTCCGATACATTCTACTTGCCTGTCTTTGCTCAATCACCGGATACCCCTCCTCCATCATAAGATCATAAATCTGACAATAGGAAGCAGGTATATTATAAAATTTCAACTGGCTTTCCCATTTACTGAGCACATCCGCCATCGTCTGCATTTCGATGCGATCAGGATGCTCTTCATTTAAACGCACCCACGTATGAACAAATCTTCTAACCTTGTCGATGTTCTTCAGATATATTACCGCATTGGCAAGCTGTTTATCCGTTCTGCGCCCGTGTGTATACTTTTTCCAATCAATTTTATGCACCCCAAGATCAAAATCAGCATTGTCAAATATGGCAGGGTACTGATGTATAGATGAATCCACATCCAGCCACAGAATATTCCGTTTGGGATACTTCTCCATCATCCCAGCGATAAATTTAGCCTTGTACTGCGTGTTCTTTTGCCAAGAACCAAAACTCGATATGCCCTGTATGTCGTGCTCAAGTCCAAATAAGTGCAATTCCTTGATTAGGCGGTCCGCCTCTTTCTTATAACCGGTCTCACGTGTATAAAATGACACCACTATAGGTCTGTCAGGTTTATTAGAAAGTACCGTCCGCAGATCACCGAATGGGAAACACTTCAATCCAGACTTCCGGTTAAGATTTACTACTTTGATTCCAGCCTTTGCCAATACCGGTGCGAATCCTGTGATTTCCTTAATATACTTTGCGTAAACACTTTCGCCATAATCTAAGGGATACCCGGAGTGCCACCATTTCTGTTTACCGCTCTTATTTCCCTGCATATCAAAGCCCAGCAGATAAATTTCCTTTACACCCAACGCTGCTGCGAGATTCAGTGCACCGTAGCCGGAGTTATTTTTGAATGATAAATGCTTCGTAGTGCCAATCCTGTGATCTGTTCTGGAATCCACGCCAATTAAAGAGAAATCTGTGGGATAAATTGTCTTGGAGAGAGACATCCACGCCTTAAAACCCTTATAAGACTCAAACTTCTTTCTGGACGCTTCCCCAAGTTTACCGAGCACGGCCCACCCAAACAACTGCGGGTCAACCCCAAATAGAATGCTGGGGTCAAGTAGTTCATAAGCACGATTAATACCAATTACAAGCTCGCCAGCTAAGCCATCAAGGTTGCACCGCTTCAGGCTTGGTCCACCCCCTATAATAAAACACCTTCTGCCTTTCCATGTGCCATCGGGGACATAGTTCGCAAAGATTTCTGGCCCAAGTGATGCCCGCTGCTCCTGCATCCGCAGTTTACGAGCCGCCATTACAGGTTTGCGACCAGCGGCGGCGGCGGCTAATTTACGAGCGGCTGCCTTTCGTCTCGGTAAATCACTTATAGTAAGTATCTTTGCCGGGGGTATATCGGGTAGCAACTCAATAGGCTTTATTCTCCGCCCACGAGAAGGCAGGTTGCTTATAGTTATTAACTTTGGTTCTAATTCAGCCTTTTGTTTTACCATTTGCTCCTCAGTAGGTCGCTTACGTTCCCCTTTTTTCCGCATATCGGACATTCTCAGCATATTTGCTCCATTTATAAAACAGGGGAGCCGGTGGTGGCGACCCCCCTGCCGGGCATTGCGTTGTAAAAAACTTAGGCGGTCTTACAACGCACGATTTGTTTGAGTTCCCCGATTGCGGCACCATACCATTGCCACCCAACGGCGATATCCGTAAATGCTTCGATATCAAAATCGCTGAATACCGTCAAATCCATACGGTTTGCCGCTTGGATTTTCTTGCCGGGTATCATGACATAATAATCGGCGGTATTGGTGAACATAAGGGTGTATACGGGGCGCACATTATAGTTTAATTGAGTTGTGCTACTGGAGAACGGCTGTTGTACCATTCCGAGAGCGCGCTTGATTCGTCCGACATTCTGAATCGGCGATACAATTAAGAACTCGCTATTCGGCGTTACGCTCATCCCTAAATCCTGGAGACGTATCAGGATATTCTCACAAGCTTTGTTAATCGTGTTAATATCTCTGATAGGCACATAGTTCTCATTAGTGTTGGGAACAGCACCAGTAACAGCCTGCCATGAGAGGTCATAAGTTGTGGCTATGGCTTCAATTAAGTCATAATGATCCTGAGCCTTCGACTCAAAAGCCTTGTTCCTGAACTCAATAGCATTATCCTCAATCGTCCAGTATTCTTTGTTCATAAACAAACGCCTTGACCATCCAAGACCTGCACCATACATATCGAGTGTAACAGTGACCTTATCACCGGACATTTTATATATCTGTACCTTCTGGCCTTCGGGCACAAGATTGAACCTCAACCCGGAGATAACATCGAGAATGTCGAAGCTATCTCGGTTGGAATTACGCAAGTCTATCATCTTAAAGGCTTGCTCCCAACCACTATCGAAATATAATGTCTGGTGATATTTGTCAAGAACCTCTAATACACTTGCCGGAAAGTCCTGTGAAGTGGCGAATGCTTGGATAGCAGCCCGTCCGGCACTCACATCGCCAGTGCTGTAAAACGCTTGAGCCGCTGCCCTGAAGGGGGCAGTTGTGGGTTGCACCAGAAAACTATTGAGCGCTCCCCTTATCATACTTCTCGCGCTGGGGTTTTCAATTCCACCCATGCGTTCAACGAGTCCCCAATCGGAGACTATTTTTCCTCTAAAGCTTTTCATCATTGTCTCCTTTTAGGCTACGATTTCCATGGCGCCCATCCAATGGACAAGAACCGTTTCGTCCCCAACGGACGGTGCTTCAAGAACAATACCACAAAGATTAAGAGTACCTGCTGCGGATGTGACCTCATTGTTAACAACGTCAGCATACACCTTGCAACCCACTTGGAACTGCGCGAGATTGCCTGATGTAACTTCCACACAAGGTACTAAAATCTTAGCGGCCCAGTACACAACGACTACTTGTGCGTCTATAGCTACAGTTTCCACTACAACCCCCACTATATCCTCTACTGTCACTATCTGCCCAGCCGTGTAAACTTCCTCGGCAGTGAATTCAAGTGCAGCATACGGGGAGTTATTCGTGGAACTGCGTAATTTAAAGTCTGTTCCTCCAAGAGCCATAATATTTTATCCTTACTATTGCGTCTTCTGTGCTTCTTCAGCAGCTTTTCCACCCGGTATGAGCGGATTGAAACTCGGATCCATTTCAGCGGCAAGAACTTCTTCCCGGTCAGCGGGTATTTGCGATGCCTGTGGTATGGATTGCGTTTGCTTCTGACCTTCCACGGTAAGATTGTCCGGGAGCGTGAATGTCAAAGACTTGTCAGGGGCTTTATCAACCTCTACCCCGAAGAACTTTGCCTCCTCCACATATTCTTTCACCGACGCATCCACAAATTTACCAACATCTGCCTTGAGAGTATCTTCATCCTCGGCGTCAGTGGAGAAGGTCTTGAGATTACGCTTAATGAATGCTTTCGCCTTATCATCAAGTTTACGCTCAGGGTCAGCTAATACGGCATCAAATATTGGAGCACTTTTGGATTGCATCGTATGCTGCTTCAATTTTTTATCGGTTTCAGCAATCGTGTTTTCCAATTCGGCTACCTTTTCATTGGCCGTATCCCGTTCCCTACCGACTCGTGTTGCGGCTTCCTGTAGATTTGTTCGCACCTTTTTGTCGGCCACAACGTCCTCAATACTGAATAAATCAGATGGGCTTAGTTTGAGTTCTGCTACTGCTGCTTTCACATCAGACTGGTTCACTTTATTATCTCCTATTTCGCCTGCGAATGCCTGCACGTAAGCCTGCACTGCACTCAACAGGGATGCACCCGGAAACCCGGGGATTTCGGTGTCGGAATTACCCAATGCAATCCCTGACACGGTTTTGATTGCGGTTGGCCAAGCCTGATGCCCGTCATGGCTGAATTCAATATCAGCTTCAATACTTGCAATATCAAGTGGTCTGGACTTGAATTGTGGATATATGTAGATAGCTGCAAGTGTATTAAGACGGTTGCCTATTTGCCTCACGGCTTTACCAACGACTTCTCCTATTTGGTTTCTCCCGTCGTGGGAGTTTGTATTAGGATCGTGTTTATCGAATACCGCAGTGCCACTAATAAGTTTATCCGCTATTGCCTGTACTGCGGCTCGCATCCATTTGAATGGCACATTGCCAAAGCCCGGAAGTTTAAGATCGGCCTCACCCTCGTGCCCTATTGAATATAACCTTATTTCGGGATGCTCCTCACGGGCTTTAAGATTCCTCAATGTGGATTCGTCAACCATTTCCTCAAGTTCTATCTGGCTCGCTGCTTGTATCTGAGCGCTTAGATACTGGCGCATTGCCTGCTCCTCCGGTTACTGTTGTTAATTCTGGTTTGTCAATAGTGGAGTCCACTGCCATTGGATTAAGTTTTGTACCAAACACTGTATTGTAGATTACCATGGCTTTCTGGAATAGTTCCTCATATGCCCCCATCCATGTGTTACGTTCTTTGTTCGTGGAGAGGACTATGAGTTCAATAAGGTTCTCTGCTGTGTCTCTATTGCTCAGTAGTTCAGGGTAGCCGAGGAAGTGTACGGGTATGCCGGTGGTGCCTGATATGGTCTTGACAAGCGACTGTGTTTCCTCCTTGAGGGTCGTGTATCCATCACCTTTCCACCCCACGAGCTCATATTTTACGTTTAATCCGCCAAGCACAAGTGCCTCACCTATTTTCCAGTTCTTCCCGTCAAGCCATGTATTTAATTCTTTAGAGGTTGTTTTATCTTCTGAAGAGAATGTGGGTGTGGGTGCAGCAAACAGTCTGTTTATCTTTCGCCAATCCACAATAGCCTTATCCAAATCTTCCATCTCGCGGATAACAAAAGAGGTCTTGGGTGGCGTTTCATTTATCTTGGACGCACCCCCTCCAAACCGTTTATAGACGAAAAATTCAGGCGTCAAGTCAAACTTTATCCCAGGCTCACCACTACCAACGTATTCGGCTCTATTGTAATTAAAGAAATCCCAAGCTGGTGTATAAATTGTGTAATTGAATTGCCGCCATGGCACATGGACAACACGGATGTTCTCCGCCGTCTGATCCACGAGAAACCGTAATAGTATCTTCCCTTCTATCTCGGCCTCCTTCGCATACTCCTGTGGCATCTCCTCATCGAGATTATTAAACCGCATGAACTCTTTACACCATTCCAGTTCTTTCGTGGCATCTTCTTTGAAATCTTTGTGTTTTATCACTCTTACACCTGTACCTACCGAGAATGCTGTCCGCATATCGATGACGTTCTTTGCAATCATACATCCCCAGTCGGCAATATTGTCGTAGAGTTTACCGAGTTGTGTGACTTGCTTTGCGTAAGTGTTTAATCTGAAAGGAGTGCCAATATAGACTTTACCTGTGGTGGAGTCAATATTTGTGGTGATATCTGTGGATGCCTGTATTTGACTCATAAGATGGTGAAGTTGCCCTGTTACCAATTTATTATGTGCTATAAGTTGTTTGTGTGCGGATTTGTCGAAGTATTTTGCTATGAAGGGTGGTATGAGCATACCGTGGTCTCCGAGTGTGGCATTCTGCTACATGTGGCATTTTGCAACATTCGGATACATGATATGGTACATTTTCTTTTTTGTCAAGGATTATTTTGGTGTATGTTGTGGTTGCAATACATTATTTGGATGATACTCCCTTTTATTTATTTGCCTCATTCTTTCTCCTCCTACGGTGTCACATCCCGTTTAGTAGTCCCAATATACACGCCTTCTCCCTCACTCATCTTCGCCACGACAAAATAACCCGCATCATCCATGCTATGATTGTTTTTGTCCACAGGTTTACCGTTCTTCACGGCATACATCAATATCTCCTGCCGGAAGTGTAGGCATATCCGATTAATTAGCATTTTAGGTGCACCGAGTACAGGACGTAATGCGGACTTCATTCGCTCTATACGCTCATCTATTTCTTTCTTAGGGATAACGGTCATCTTGGCATTGGGACACGCTTCCCGCCATTCTTGAATAAGGTCTGGACGCGAGTTATCCGGCACTATCTCACTAATCAACTTCCACCACGGGGCTTTCTTTGCTTTCTCAATCACCCGTGTGTTTGTAGTAGACTCCTCCGCCATCTGCATATAGAGTTCCGTAACCCGTATCCACGTACCCTTGCCGCCGAGTTCTGCCGGCGCTTCCTGCCATACGCCCACGCTAAACGGGTCAACGCCCCCAAAGTCTATGCTTAATACCACAGGCCTCTGGCGTAACGATACGCTAACCAAGTGCAACTTTTCATCCCACTCCTGCTCATACACTGTGTCGCCCATGCCAACTTTAATACACAGCCAGTCCCGTGCCAGCATGGAGTAGGACAGGGTATTGAGCTTTTCTATGAAGTCCTCTACGCTGTAATAACCGTCTGCTCCCTTCATCTGTTCGCCCGGGCAGAGTTCGTGGAGGGGGCATGTGGAGCACGAATAATCTTTACACGATGCCAGACATTCCCATATGCAATATTTATATATATTATGTTTATGTGATTTAGCATTCGCTAACGCCCTGTCCATTTGCCCCATGACGTTATGATTGGTTGAGAACATACCCAGGGCTGCCTTGTGCCCGTATTTAGATGTGGGCTGTGAGAGTGCGGCTTGGTATACCTCTTCGTCTATTTCATCCACCTCATCCAGAAGTAATGCTTGAGGATGGGGGCCACGTACGGCTGTTATACTCGCTGTGAGAATAGATACTTTGGATTTGTTAAGGAATTCTGCCTTCGTCTGCATGATATCCCGGATAAGGCGTGAGTTGAGTGGGTCGGTTTCATCGCGGAACGTCTTCATGGCTTCATAGGAGAGCAATGACTGGTCTTTACTGCCACCAAGTATTCGAGTCTCGTAACGAGCTTTACTGCAACTCTTTACCCATGTGTTAAGACCGCCATATAGGAATGTTTTAGAGCCCGACCTACATGCCCATATAACATAGTACCGGGCGATGTCTCGCAGCACATCTGACACGGCTCTGAATTGCGGCGTGTGGTCAGGGTTCCCGCACAGGTGTTTCGTCCCCACCACCGCTACTTGTAGGGCTGCCAGAAACTCCTTCACATCCATGTCCGTCTTCATCCCCTCGTTCAGGTACTTGTTCAAAATCTGCGTCCTGAATTCTTCCTGTAGACCGCCTATCTCCTCCTGAGACATTTTCATTTATCATCCCTTTCAGCAGGGTAATGCGCTCATCCTGAGACACAGCGCCCAAGTTTATATTAAGCTCCTTAATATTCGCACTTCTATCTTTGCTCTTGGCGGCAGGCATGAACTCTGCCACGAACTTGTGATAAGTTTCGAGGTATCTACGGTATTCAGCAATGAGTTTTGTCAACTCCTCTACATCTTTAACTACAATTCTGGGTGATAATTTTCCCCTCTCGTCTTTGACAAATGCGTTGTCAATCATCGCCTCTATTCTGTTCATGGCGTCTACAAGTCTTTGGGCGATGGGATCGTCTATCTTAAGTAGCGCCCCTACTTCTTTCTTCTCGGCAACTACCGCTGTATGGCTCGCTATCCGCTCATCCCAGTTAAACCACGTCGCCCACTTGCTTACCGATGTGGTGGAGCGATCAACTATCCGCGCTACTTCCCGAAATGTGCGTCCGTAGCCGAGGTCACGGTAGACCTCATAAGCGTGGAAATGGTGTTTGCGTTCTACTCTGTCGGGTGCTCTTCCCTGCATATATCCTCCTTTTGTATGTCTCTTAGCTCTCCGCTCCGCTGCCACAGGGGCATCCATGAGGGATATGGTGGTAACATCCACTCTTTTATATCAAAAAGCGGGTTGCCGAAGTCACCCATTATGAAGTCCCAATCACGAGAGGTCATTGGTATGCTCCCTTTACCAGTTTAATAGCCTCCTTTAAATGCACACCACTTACCAACCACGAGTCTAATACCTCGATGAATGCGCCAATCCCGACGGGATGCTGGGCACAGAACAGTTCAATGTCAGGGAATGCTTTCCTTAACTTCTTTTCGCTCACTGCTCCATGCTTACACGCCCATTGTATGAGCTCGTCATTCGACATGCCCATTAATTCTGGGTTCATTCGCCCGCCTCCTTTTCCACTACTAAATGCTTGGTATCTATATCCTTTTTCGCCTCTAACACTTGGCGCTTCTGGGAATTCCAGTACAAATCCCCCTTCTTTGGATGCCCCCACCTTTTAATAATACGGGCTTTCCCAGTACCCCTAAACAAGTAGTCACGAGCCATTATCTATTCTCCTCTATCTCCATGAGCATTCTGTTATACATGTTCGTTTCCTCACGCCCAATATCAATGCAGTCTCGCAGTATATAATTAACCTGGGTGGCGCTAACACCACACTCCCGAACAGCCCTGCGCGTCACCTTCGCATCCTCCAATAGATAATGCATCTGCGCTATTGCCCCTTCGAGTGACAATTCAATCGGCGTCTGTAGATCCTCCATGCGGTTGTCTAATATGGTGAGAAATATAAATGCCATCACTATCATACCTAATACCATGCCCGATAGAAATATACATACCTGTTTCATTACTTACTCCTTTCCGCTAAAAAATTTACTCCATAATTTAAATAATAGTAGTGTAAATAATTATATTATCCACTTAATTGTTTAGCCGCCGTTTCCGCCAGCTTCTTTATATTTCTCTCGCCGTGCCCCTCAAGGACTTTATGCTTCCCTGTTCCGGTTTCGATTAAAACAGGTTTACCTATATGGTCCATATAACCATTTGTGGTATTTTCAATCTCAATAATACCCTTCAAGTATTCAGGATGCTTGTCCCTGGTTGCGAGGATTTTATAGTTATTAACAAACTCTTTTTGCATCCATTTGTCCATAGGCATGTGGCAGAACTCAGCCCAGCCGGTAGCCATGAGCCTCACAACGCTGTGTATGACCGGATCGCTGAATTGAACAGAGCAATATGACCCTTTAACCGACATTGCCCTCTTAACCGCTGCCCAGGCTAATACAGCATCATTGTCCGTGTCGACTACCAGTTGTTCGCGGACGAGCGCGGCAAAGTTGTCTGATGGGTAAAATTTTGTCTGTTCCCGACATATTTTAGTAACGGCATAGACGAATTGCTCATCAGTCAAGTCTTTGAGCAGCATGAACCAGACTTTATGGGTTTTGGTATCCAACTTAACAGCGGAAAATGTTGCGGAAAATATCGCCAAGCCCTCTTTAAATGCTTTGTTTGTCATTTATTCCTCCTCCACTTCCATGTCAGGGTCAAGCCCACCTTCTTCTCCGAAATTAGTATTTTTAATCTGTCTTAATTGCTTATCGAGAGGGCTTTCTTGGTTATTATCCCCCCAAGTGATGTTATTTCTCAACCACGTCTTAAATCTCCTATTGATATCAAATACTTTCTCCATCTCCCACCGCTCTTTTTTACCACCAGGTTTTTTTTCTTTCCAGTATTCCATGAAATCAAATTTGTTTTTCAGTTCGCTGGGAGAGAATTTTTTTTCTATTTCTTTAAAAAGGGATTCAAGTGTATCGTTAGATATACCTATATTTGAAGATGAAGAAGAAGATGAAGAAGAAGATGAAGAAGAAGGGGTTGGATTTTGGTTGGAGTCTTGCTTAACCTTTTGCTTAACCTTTTGCTTAACCAAATTAGGGTTGCCGCCAAGCTTTCCTGACTCCTTTCTTATATTCCTAAGTCTATTATCTTCAATCATTCGCTTACAGTAAAGCACCCCCTCTTCATCTTCTTTTAAAACACCGTATAGAATGAGTTCATTTAGTGCCACCTCAAACGTTCTATGATTCATCCTCAACAGTTTTATAACCGGTTTATAACCGTTCTTTGAGCCGTTTATGAGCAGTTTACCATACGTTTCTGATTGATGCATGAGACACATAAGATTAATTAAAAGCCCCTGAGATGTCATTGAACACATCTGTAATTTTGTATTGCTTAACCAATCTTCTGGATAAAATTGAAAGCTCGGTTGTTGTCCCATCACTTCACCCCACAAAAGAAAAAGGCAGTAAATCCCGACCGAAAGAAATGAAGTATCATTTCTAATACGAAATCTACTGCCCTTAATTTATCCATAAAAAATACCTCATCTCTTTCGGTACTTACAGTATAAACACACGATTTGAAAAAGTCAAGCTTTAAAATCCAGGTCATTATAAATCCAGCTTTCTCTGTTTCATTTCAAACTCTATCCGCTTATTTGCCATGTCTATATATTCCTGATTAGGCTCAAATCCGATGAATTGCCGGTTAGCTCGCAGGGCAACTTTAGCAACCGTGCCACTTCCCATGAATGGGTCAAGGACTATACCATGTTCTGGACACCCCGCAAGTATAGGTGTCTCAACAAGCTCCTCTGGAAAGGTGGCAAAGTGTGCTTCTGGATATGGCTGAGTCGTTATGTCCCATACAGATTTCTTTAGCCCGTATTCCTTACCTATTTGTTCCCAAACTCCGGGGGCAATATCACCTACACGTTGAGATATGAATAGTAGTAACTCATCTATATCAATGGACTCGTCTTTCCATACACAGCGTTTGTTGCGACCTTGTAACATGCGTTCCCTTGTTTTATCTTCATCTCTATTTTCTTGTGTAAATGCAGAATTACCCCCTTGCCTATCCGATGAATAATCTTTAGCTTTCATCAATCGTCTAACATCACCCTCGGGGTCCAAACTTGAATCAAACTGTTGCTCAAACCAATACTTCCTCTGCTTAGTAAAGAAGAACACCTTTTCAAAGTCCACCGTGAACCTGTCCTTTGCCGAACTTGGCATACAGTTCCGTTTAAACCATATCAGCTCATTCCGTAGTATCCATCCTGCATCAGTCATGGCAAGGGCAAACCTTGATGGGATTTGGCAGAGTGATTTGGCGGGTAATCCACATCTATCAGGTGCTTGTTTACCCATAAAATCTATTGTCCCTTTATTTCCCAGTTGTGTATTGCTTGCATTATCAGCTCCACCCCCACGATAATTAGCATTATAACTATCTCCAATATTAACCCAGCATGTCCCTGTCTTTTTCAGTACACGCTTAACCTCGTCAAATATCTGCATCAGGTGTTGGATGTATAGCTGAAAGGTTGGCTCAAGTCCAAGACTGCCACGCCATGCACCGCAGAGGGTGCAGAAATTTCCGTGCCCTTTATTCTGATTGAGATTAGTTTTCTTCATGGGCGCACCAATAGTTGTTTTGTGGCAACCCGGGTTATGATGTTTACGCTTAAATGTATGCCAGCCCGATTGCCCTGCAGGCAGCATTGTATCTCCCCACTCATGCTCACAACTATTGGCAGTCCAACTCATCATCCCGCGATAGATCTCCATTGAAATATGAGATTCAGCATCCCATACAAGCGGTTCAAGCCCATAATCCCTGATTAAAGTCCCCAATAAGGAGGAGATGTAATAATACAATCAATAGATTCATCCGGTAATTGCTTTAAACCCGTTAAGGCATCGGTGCAAATAATCTTATTTATCCACTCGTTGAGAATTTAAACCACCCCCTTGCTGTGTTCTTTTTTATGACATTTTATACATAGAGTTATTAAATTTGTTGGCTCAAATCTTAATTTAGGGAATCTACTCCATTCTTTGATATGATGAACATTGTAATTCCCCTTTGTATTTCCGCATTGTTGGCATGTATAATTATCTCTTTTAAGAATACTCTTGGCTAATTCTTTCCATGCAGACCGTGCATATTTTGATTGTCTTTCGGGCGAACATCCACCATTCCAATTAGGATTTTGTTTACCAGTTTTACCATACATCCCATTTAATTTTCCCGATTGCCCCCAAATTTTAATCTTTCTTATTTCTTTCGTTGTACGTGTCTGTATATTATGTTTTTTAAGAAAGTACAAGATATTATTTTCTTTACACCCCTGTTCATCAGCTATTTGTGAAGCTGATTTACCCTGTATTATATATTCATTATTGAGCCAATCTCTATCCCAATAAGATTTAGGTTTCCGCCAATGATGCCCTTTTGTAAATTGTCCTTTTTTATTTATCATAATTATAATATACCATATTGTTGTATAAAAAGCAAGACATATCCCCAATATGGCGGCCTGGTAATCAGACAATCCACACTCTCATCGTCAAGCTGTGCCAATCCAGTCAGGGCATCCATGCAATGTATTTTGTTTAGTTCAAGCATTCATTTCACCCCGAACTCTTCCATAACAAAAAGCAAGAGCGCATAGGCATCGGCCTCGTTGTCATCAACAGGAGGTCGCCCGGTGATGCGTTCAAACCATGCCATCATATCAGGTTTTGAAGCATTGCCTTTGCCGGTAGCGAACTTCTTTATAGTTGCCGTATGAACCGCCATGTATTCCGCATCAATACTGGCAGCGGCTTCCATGGCACGAGTGGTGAGACCAACACAGATTTCGGTAGCGGCGCCCCCGCGATGATGTGCCCGCTCAAAGGCGATTACCTTAACATCAGACGGCGTGATTTCTTTGAGCCATTTATTAAACCGCAGAAACAAAATCCCATTTGATTCACCACGCTTTTTACTGAAGTCCTGGACACCACTTTCAATATTGCCTTCATATAAACAAGCCCAGCCGGTTTTGGTTGCACAATCGAGTGCCATAATATTAAAATTATTCATATACCCTCCCTTGGATATTGATTCCATACTTTACCGTCAAGTACAGGCATTTTCACGAGTTTACCATCACCCGGCATCTGTTTCAAAAAGAAAGGCACACCTGCATCAGTGCATTGGTCACGCAATGAACGTATCCAGTCTATTTTACAAGGACGGCGACTTGGGCCTGATTCGCAACCACATATTACCCAGTCAAGTTCCGCACCACATTCTGGTAAAAACCCGAAATCAATCGCCTCCAGCATCGGCTCAACACTGACAAACCGAACGGCCGTGGGAATCTGTAATAGAATCGGGATAAGTTCTTCAGCATCTTTTTGCGTGGATATTGAAACACCAAGATAGAGATTCGGGGTTAATCCCCTGATTGGAAGTTTAGAGTAATCTCCTTTAGGGTAATGAAATAAACCAGTAGACCATTCTAAAGCTCTTTTGGGTCTTTTTGTCAGAATTATAAATGTATGCCAATATGCCTCCGCCATGTAACCAAATACTCTTCCAATAAATCTCTCATCTACATCTTCGTGAAACAGATCGCTAATTGAACACACAAATATGAGACATGGCTTTCGCCAACGCAAAGGCTGTTCGAGTCTGTCGGGGTAGCAATGAATATCGGTAAATTTTCGGTCGCCCCAGAATCGTTTTGCCATGCGCTCCGCATAACAATTTTTACAGCCCTCACGTATCTTTGTACAACCCGTTACCGGATTCCAGACCTTCTCTGCCCACTCAATCTTTGTAGTTCCCATTATTACACCCCCAGAGTTTTTTGGGAAGGAGAAAGACCGCCCTTGCCAAATAGCTTTTCAGCTTCTTCTTTTTGAGAGAGCTTCGGACTATCTTTCTTGTCTTTAGCCGTTGCTTTCGGTGATTCTGTAATCTCGCCTGTTTCGGTGTCGACATCAGCAGATTCGGTTTCGACTGTAGGGGCTATCAAATTTACAAGGCTTTCGGTACGAGTTCTGCCATCATCAATAGGAGTATCAACAATCCCGGCAATCTGATTATCGTACTCGATAGCTTTCTCAAGATCAGGAGAACACGGCAGATATTTAAAGAGACGACGGACAGCGGTTTTTCGACACATCTCAATGTAATCAGAGTTCCATATATAGTCTGTCTTTGCCCGTTTCCGAATAGCATCGAGTTGCTCTTTTGTCATAAATTCATACTGTGGTTCATCTTTTTTAAACCATGCTATAGCATAAGCACCTATAATATTGCCGGGATTGCCGGTGATTATTGGTTTATGAACGAGTTTTGGCTCAAGCCCGTATTCGATTTCAAATTCATCGTTTTCATGAACGATATGAGCCTCAATTTTTGAAACCGTACCGGAGCGTTTTGCAAGATCAATCATGCCCCTGTATCCTGGCATAAAGGTAGCTGTTTTCCCGTATGCGATTAAATAAGCATGTCCTTTGGCGGGTGTAAAGTCGAGCCCGAGCTCGGCGGCATTAATGATTGACGTAATGAGACTATTTTGCGTACACTCTAATAGCTTTGGCTCCCGGGAGATTGCCAAGAATGTGGACTTGATAAATCGGTTGACGGGTACATGAGTTGGTAATAGTTCGCCGATATCGGGTTGTTTTGTGAGTATTAAAGCCTTGATGGTTCCAAACTTAGTGGTTACTACTGCTGTTGGTTTATTCATAATTATTCTCCTTCTTGAATTTCAGCGGCGGTTTTTGTGGCAAATCTAAAACCACAATTCGGACATAAGATAAGTTGCAGTGAAGCTTTTGCTTCGGCTTTTGCTTCCAAATCAGCAAGCACTTTCACCTGTTTATCAAGCTCTATACGATTAGCCTCATTCATGTGTTTTTCCTTTTCGGATACTCGCAACCCTCGATTTGCTTTCCTTGAGCACGGCATCGTAAACAGTGGGATACTCAGCTTTCAATAGTTTTGTATCCACCCTGTGTGCTGTCTGCTGGAAGTATGTGAATATACTTCCATTATTGAGTTTCACCCCTTCAGCATCACCCAGGTGAAGTAATATCTCGGCAAATATTGACCGCTCATCTTTTTCTACTGTGAGTCGCTCTTGTCTGAGCCTCATCCACTCATAAACAGTATTGCTATCAACCTCAGCGAAGCTTGCGGGTTGCCGTACTATCCTCTTGAATATTTCAATATTGCCGACTTCGCCTTTCGGAGGCGGAGTCTTGGTGAGCACATGGTCATTCCAGAACTGTTCACCACGTTCAATAATAGCGGTGATAATCGTCTCATTGCGTTCGACAAGATACATCTCCTCAGTAAGACCCCACTTGCCGAGTAGCACGGCTATATGAGCCTTCTTCCAGCCCGTACAGAGCATTTGTTGATGAACCTGGAGGTTGACACGGAACGGCACGTCGTCTGTCCCGGGTTCGCCCCATTCACCTGTTAATCCGGTTGTCTTGACTTCGACTATTTCATAGGGGTTACCATTTTGAATTGATGTATACCCATCAAGATTACATGCAAATATAGGATGCTCTTTGCAGATGAATCTCATTATTGAAGGATCGGTGTAAATTTCACACCCAAGTTCTTGTTTAGCAAACTCAATCAACGCCGATTCATATCGATGCCCGATTGACATTGACTTCGATTGTTTATCGCCTGGCTCCTGCTCAAATGTCTTTAATGCCCACACATCTCCCGCCGTTTTAAATGGATCGAGGCTCTTGCCTTGCTCATCGGTGAATAGCGCTGCGATATCAGATGAGCCAAGAAACTTCTTGCGCTCTTCGCGTTGTTTGTCTATTATTGCCATGTTATCCTCCTGATAAGATTTCAAACTGGTGTGATGGTTGAATAATCAATACTTTAGATTCTTTCTTTCCTACCGGAAGAAGGATCCACTTTCTGCCGTGATATAAAGAACCGTGTTCCCGTACCCTCGCTCTGAAGGCAATAATATCACGGTAATATTCATTGGTTGGTTGATAGGCTTCTACCTTTTCATCTTCATCACGTACTACGATTACTTCATAAAGTCTCATAATGATACCTCCTTTATTCCTGTGTCATTTTGTTGAATACTTCAGTCATTCCAAGTTCTCTATAATCTGGTCAATATGCCGCATGAATGCTTTGTAGCTCTGCGCCATATCCTCGTTAATGGCGCATCTGAGGCAGTGCGGGTTGTCCCTATGGAGTAAATCAAAGTTAGCATCCTTCTTATCAGGTAGATTCGCCTCAAACACTGCCCCACAGACAACACACGTATATTTACTCATCCAGTTATCCTTTCTGCCGGTATGGCGTAAATCACAAATTCACCTTTATCATTTCTTCTCGAACGTGTGTCATTAATGAAAAAGTTGCCATTTTTGCTCAACCGAAAAATCACATTTTGACCAGAAAGAGATACATAAGCCTTTAAAATATTAGCAATAACACTTCGCACTTTGTATTGTTCCGGCTTTAATACGACAAACTCACGCGGAATAGTTCGTTTTAGCCGGTAATCGGGTCTCATTTCAACTGTCCTCCTTGTCCTTGACTACTGGCTTGGCATATCCACGTTCGATTGCCACAGCCATCATCAGACGAGTGAAGGCATGAGCGAGATGGTCTTCGGCATCACCCTTATGTGCAAAATAATCATGTAAGTGGTTAGTAGCCCTGTGTATTTGATTATTCATGGATAACTGCCATCCTTCGCCCTTCGGGTGCTTCTTCAGCCCCTCTTCCATGACCTTCTGTATCTCATCCACCACCTGATACGGCCATAGTTCCTCGGATACTTTCACGTTCAGTTTAATTGTCTTTTGCATTTGTCCCATTGCCATCACTCACTTCCCTCCTCATCGCCGTCCACGGCTTCGGCGCTGTCTTCTGCTTCATCTCCCGGTGTGAGTGCTTTGATGGCCTCGGCTGCTGTAATTCCTGTACTTGCGAGCGCCTCTACTTCCTGCCTGTATGGGAAATTGGCTACATCTCTCACTTGTACCCACTCGTTAATAACAGCCAATCCCTGCTCGACCGTTCTTGACCTTATGAACTGCGCCATAAACTGCTTGCGCTTAGCAATGCCCACATTCTTCTTTATAAGGTGCGCAAACGCCGCATCAAAGAGCTCGGTGGGCTTACCCATAATATCCTTGTCCACGTATACGATGTATCTCGTTTTTCTTGGCATTTATTCCTCCGTTCTTATTTAAGTGAGGCGGGCAGGGATTTGTACCCTGCATGACTCGCCGGAAGGTTATTTATTCCGGTTACTACTATCCGGCTCCGTTTGTCTACTAACAGCGTCTACCTATTCCGCCACCGCCTCACAATTTATTTAAGAGATGAGTGCTCTTCTGGGAAATAGGGAACCCACCTGAAAGGTCGCCCATATCAGGACACTCACCCCTGTTTAATTGATTGTTTAAACCCTGGCTTGAGATGTTCCCAAACCACACCTTCCTGCTCTAACACTTTCCTTTCCTTCTCAACTAAGGCGCCGAGAGCAACGGCAATGAAATTTGTCATACTCGGATACTTCGCGGTCAGGTAAATCACGCGCTCCATATCCTCCATCAATTCCGGTTTAAACCGAAACGTTTTTACTACACATGCAGTATTTTTAACCTCTGGACCCGCCATCATTCCCCCTCCAGTTCTTTCTCTGCTTGGGCAAGGAAATGGTTAATCCAATGCTGATTGCTATCACTATTAAATGTATCTTTATCTGGACAGCGATACGTCATGCTGTTAGCTGCTATTTCCAACGCCTTCTCAAGCACGGTTATTTTCTTATTCCGCTCACGTTGTAGATGAACCAGCCCATTGATTGAATCCTGCCGTATCTTGATTTGCTCTTTATGGTTAGTATCTTTGGCAGCCGCATCGAGTATTGTTTGTCTGATAGTCTTATCCTGCTCAGCAATGTGAGCTTGGATGACATCGAGATGTTTATCAATTTCTGCATCACCGCCATAAAAACCCACAAGATACTTTACTGCGTCAAATCGTTCCCTTATCCGTTCCTGTGTGTCAGTCATTTCCCCTCCTTGTCAGGCTCATCATGGATGGAGCCGATACGTTTGGCTCCACTTAGAATCTCTACTATAGGCTCTTCAATAACCCTTCCACTCCAATCAGTTATAAAGAAGCCATTTTCATATTGCACCTCAAACTCTGCTCCTCCTCCATACCACCCTCTATCCCCCTCAAACCACCATTCATTGCCGACCTTGATGCCTTGCCCCCATGAGTCATGTTTAATCCAATCCTGATAATGGTCTACCATATAGGGCGCAACCTCACACCAAATCTTCATATTAGTTGAATGTTCAATTATCATAACATTTTCATTTATTATTCGCCTTCGTTCATGCCCGACAATCTTCCCATCCCTAAGTAAGCATTTCATGTCTTCATTCTGTGCCATCTTTCCCCTCCTTATCTATCATATCCTTAATTCTCTCTTGACATTCAAGCCATGCCACACATACCGCAGCCGATTGAATGATTTCTTTGTCAATTTCAGCATCTTTGCCTTCCAGAATTGCCTTCCCAATTTCCCCGACTTCCTCAATGAGTATTACAAGCCATTTGAGGTCAGAGTGATTCTGTTCACCCCATTTAGTATCTTGAAAAACTCTTTCCATTTGGATTAGTTTAAGAATGTCAGTCTGTGCCATCGTTAGTCCTCCTGTTCACAGCATTAATAGCACTTCCTAAAGTTTTGTAATCATAAGCCATTTCTGCAATCGGTATGACCAAGACTTGTTTTTCTTTTCTAACTCTTTTGCTCTACCCCTGCCATCCCATCCCTCTTTGTATGAGTCTTGTTTTGTTCTCCCAATAGTCGTAGCGATTAACTTAATACAGTCAAGATTAAACTCATCAAAGCTACTAATCATGTCAAGTTCATGTAATATTTGTCGTGCTTTAATCTCATCAGGATGCACAACCCACTCACTTTCATTCTCTGCCATGTTTCACTCCTTTTTAAATATGTTTCCAGCTTGCTCTCCTATTATTATATTACCCTTTAATATCCATATGTAAGGATTATTTTCCCACCGCAACCCATCGCCTGACTTGACTGGCTTTCCATGGGCGGTGTTCCAATGGTCTGCAAAATTCTTATAAACAAGGCTTGTATAAGTTTTTCTAAAATATTCCTGACTTTCACTATCATCTAAAGTATTGGTATAATGTAGCATTAAATCATCATAGCTTAAATTTTGCACCCGCACACACCCAATCTCCTGCACATTCAGCCATGACCTGATAGCATCTTCTGGCATGGTTGCAGGGGAGCGCCAAGTAATAAAATTATGAACTTTAAGCATCCATTCAGGTGGTTCCTCATAATGTATAGTTACTTTTTGCCCATAATGATTAGGAAACTTATACTCAACAGACCAATGGGGTGGGCAAATAGATTTCCCATGGGGTCGCCAAGTTTCCCGCAAGCCAAACAATCCGACTTGGTAGGGGCAAAGCAATGGATTCCAATAATCAGGTTCATCGGATGTTACATAATACAGTTCACTATGATGGTTGTGTACTTCTGCTCTTTCCGGTGGCTGTTCCTTCATCACCCTCAACAGCACAATCTTATCGCCGGACTTCTTATTGGCGAGCATGGTTGCTTCGTCATTGGTGAGATTAATACACGATTTCAATTTTACCTCTCCTTCCTCTCTCTCTAACCCAATGAATTACGTCAAGGATTCGTCTACCCTTCATCCATCGGGCAATAGGTGGAGCTTCAACAACCCTTGCATATTCAACGTTGTCTGAATTAGTTATGATACCAAAGCAAGCATAAGAAAGCTCTATTCTCCATAGACAAGTAGTTGCTTCGTCATTGGTGAGGCAGAGTTTAGTTTTCATGGTAATCGTTTCTTTGCAAAATTGTCTGATTTCATTAATTTATAGGTTAGTATTTTTGTTGAGTCAAACTCCTCAAGCTCGCCAAATACTTCAAAGAATAATTTACGCTTAGCTTTGCTAAGGGGTACGATAAGGGTATTTCCTCTGCGTATTTCATATCATCCACCTTTCATTCAGGACTTGTAAACACACCCTTGCTTACACTGTATGGTATGACTTCAAGACCGAGGGCTTTGAGGAACTGTCTTGCGTGTGGTGATAGAACCTTTACAGGTGCATCATTTTTAATACATACAACTGTTTCTCCATCCTCATCCTCATACGCCCGCATCACCACGCCATTCCGTGTAACCGTGCATTTGTCCTCCCAAAACTTCAGGACTTCGGCTTCGGTTGCGTGGCGTTCGATATTAGAAAGGTTCGCAGACTTACCATTGGCAAAGAAGGCAATATTACCTTCCACTTTACTTATTTCACGTAATTCATTTGGTGAATTATCAGGATAGCCAGCCATCACTATATCCCCAACCTTGTACTCTGGCTTGGCTGGCTCGACTATCCAACGAGGGTCTATCCAATTTTCATCAGCAAAAATAACAGCCTCTTTAGTATGTTTAGACATGAAATAATCACATGGAACAGGGTTGCGATATTCACCTGTAAATACCCACTTTTCCTTCTCACTACTTAATGCCAACTCAATAACCTCACCCTTGACGTGCTCTGGCTCGACTATCCATTTTGCAATATCTTTAAGAGACCAGGAGTAAATCTTACCCTTGACATGCTCTGGCTTGGCTGGTTTGGCTGGCTCAAACTCATGGGTGCAGTCATCACATTCGTGGATACTCCAATCTTTACTTGCCTTCTCCGGTCCACCCACTATGCGGACAAATTCGAGGATGGGATGTTTAACTGCATCACACACATAATAGCGAGCATAACCATCGTTAACATCATAAGAATATTTGTTTTCGGGGCTGCTATACTCACCGGTAAACTTAAATATTGCCTTCTCACCTACTGTACAACCTAAAATTCTGCTTACAGAACAACTGCATTTACACTCAATCTCCTCACCCTTCATCCGTGCGATGCAATCCCCGAACCAAGCATCATAGCCCCTGTCTATGATTTGCTCCAATAGGGCGACTTGGGCGACTTCGCATGTGTGGAAAGCGGGGAAATCTTTCTGCCCTTGCGAATAACAGGCATCACGCCATGATTGGTTGCATATACTGAGGTTATTGTGCTCATACAAAGGACAAAGTGTATTGCTTTGGCATGTGTTTCCTATAGCATGACAATTACTCTCAGTTGTGTTAAAAATACTGCATAATGCACAAGCATCATCGGTAAGTTTAAAGTTCTGATATGTCTTCTCTGTCCTGCTTGCCCCATCCACATGATGATTAAGAGCATTTATCGCCCCCTCTTTCCACACTTCCTCGGTGATGTCAAATACTGTCATGGTGATCCCCTTTCGTTTTCACAGGGTAAAAACTCTGTGATAGTCTCATATATTTCATCTTTCTCTGCGTTCATTAAAACCTTAGTATCATGGTCTTTATATCGCTGGGGCGTCCAGGCCGCATAATCTTGATTATATTCAAGGGCTGAAGCGCTTTCTACAAAAAATATATGTCCTCTTTCTACCACTGTTTCAAAAATACCCTGCCCATGTTCAATAATACTATTTATATCATAGCTGTTGATTTTACTTTCCGGTACACTGGCTACATGAAACCAATCCCACCCATTTTCACTATATTCCCACTTGTTTGCATGGGAAATATGAACAAACTTATTGCCACAATTTTCCCTTAAGTCATGTTGCTCAAACCCAACAAGCTCATTATGAAAATAAAGCATAAAGTATGTCTCGCGGAGTGAAAAATATTCAGTATAATATTTATCATAATAATATTTTGGATAAAGTTTCTTTTTCATCGTTTTCCTTGCCCTGAGCGGGCATAAAATTCTGTGTGCGGTGTATATTCTTCGTAGGTTTGTCTCGTCTGGTATATAATATTGGATACACCCTCATTCTTGTCAAGTAAAATTTTCATTCTCCCTTATCCCTTACCACATCGCTATTTGAAACCGCAATCCCATTCCCACTTAAAGAGGCAATATCTCGAGGTGTGGCAAAATGCAACACTCACACTTGAAAAGCCCTATTTAAAACCAGCCACTTGAAGAGGCTATTTGAAGACCCCTATTTGAAGACAGACTATTGTAGCCGGAATTCGGACGGACAAACCGGGAAACGATTGAGTATTACACTACCACAATATAAGCGGTGTCAGCCATCCCCTGCCCTATTTTACATAGCAGAAGCATAATATGTCCATAAACGTCCATAGCTCCATCATAGAGACATTATTAGCCATTATTGGTGGGTTACTATGTCCGGTGTCCCGATATGCTGTGCTGTACCCGTGCTATGCCCCTGGCAATGTGGATTAATGTATTGTGTTTGACATTGTGCAATGGGCAATAAAAAGCCCGGACAAACATCACCCGGGCAGTTTACCCTTATTTATATGTGTTATGTTCAATCTCCTTTCGGTAACATCGGCAAGCAAAGGCCGATAAATAGAATTATGATCACAATAATAATATGTGTCAACTGGTTATACCTCCTCTGCTTTGGTTAATGCTTCTTTTGCTGTTTGAACTGCTTTTTCATCATGACTTTGGAAAGCGATTGCCTGTAACGCCTCAACAAGCTCGTCATGCAGGTTGACACAATGGACTATGTGTTCACGATACGCTTTAACCTTTGCTAAATTTGCATTTCTTATGACACAAATTGGGTGATTGTTAGCATCATATATTTCGCTATGATGTTCAGTGTAATTTGTTACGGTAAATGGCGGTGTCGGTGTGTGTTTCATTTGCTTGCCTCACTTTCTGCCTTTCTCTTATATAATTCCGGGTCCATAACCCACTTTTGCCGGTACTTTGGATTGCCACCGTGTTTAGTATTGAAATGAATCTGACATTCAATGAGTGTCATTCCCATACGGCCGTCAGTTGAAAGTACCTCTATTTTTTGTTTAGGAAAGCTATACCACCTTGGTATTTCAAATGTTACGCCGTCCCATATAAGCTTTTGCCCTTTGTGAAAAGGTGACTTCATTTGCTTGCCTCACTTTCTACTTTTTATACTGTTCAGCGGTTACCATGATCGAAAAGTTAAATCCATTGCGGTAAAAGCTTGTTTCAAATAGTGCGAATTGTTTTGCGTTTTGAAATGTTTTGCTCCAATTATGGATATTAATATCATCAAGGCCATTAATCATAATAGCGTGTATCTCATGCAACTCTTTACTAATCATTGTCTTACCCTTTGGTTAAATAGTGTATGGCTATAGTCTGTGCGTCCATGCAAAGTAACTGGAAACTACTCTGTGCCCGCCACAGACTGATTGTTTTCTTTAACAAGCCGATTGCCCAGAAGTATGCTGCCTCTTCACAATTTTGATTGATACGGTCTGCAATTTCTTGAGTTGTTATCTTAACGGCCCCTTTCATGGGTTGGTTATAATTAATTAATGCAAGTACTGCATTATACTTCTTTTCCTCTTTTTTTAAACATTCATTACAAAGCCACTCATGAAACCACCGTGTTAATTCATCAATATCTTTTTGAAGTTCTTTTTTGCATTTACTACATTTACTTATCATTGTACTTCCCTTTCATAGAAGATTTATTTCATCATTTTTTATTGACAGTAGCCGGTACAGGTGTTCTCTTTTCTCCTGGTCCTCTGCCGTGACCGTAAATGGCTCACCCGCATCATCAAAGAATGTGCGTGATGTGCCATTGTAACGGCTTGTTTTGAAGTATAGATAACACTGTTTTAATAGCTCTTTGTCAGTCATACTACACCGCCTTTCATGTTCAATACTCCGGTTATAATGTATGATATTAAGTGTATGCTGATATATAGCCAGGCAAAGCAGAGAAAACAAAGCCCGGTAAATGTCTTTAATGGCATACTACCTCCATGGATTTATGTGAACTTAATTTATGTAATTCTTGTACTCTTTTAATTGATAAGCTCATCCCTTGTGATATTTCTTCATAAGTCCAGCCCCGTGTAAAATAAAGAATATCAAATAAATCCTGACGGATATTGTAATTCTTTATTATTTTACTCATGTCAACCTCCTTGTATAGTGTTTATTCAATGTACACGTAAATATACAGTATAATATTGCACTTGTCAAGTACTTTCTTTAACTATTATACATGTTTAGAGAAATAATCATAGTAGTAGTTATGTAAGGAATAACACATGGTCAGCAGTTGTCAGACAACTAAAACAACAATGTGCACTATATATGGGAGGTACGAAGTAACAGGTCTTTTTAATTATTGTTCTCTAAATAGAACAGAACGTTCTCTATAGTGATCAGCAAAATAGACTCTATATTATACTTTTACTATGCAACAGGGCAGGGAATAGAGGTGTATATCGTTACACTATTATTATTGCGTATAATATACATTATGTAAACTTAGCCCCTGGTGATCCTTATTCTATCAGCCTCCCTCCTATTATTAGTTTATTACACTTGGGTCAATTCCGCTTTTTTATAATAAGCCCCTATGGAGTCCCACTTATCTACTGTTCACTTTCCCGTTTTTCCGACTTCCGGGGTAAAACCAGTATTAAAAGGGTAAGTGGTTTTGGGATTAAGTTCAATAATATGTTCATTTATTTTTAGAATCTACCAGAAAGGTCTTGACAGAGAGCATTTTGAGGATTAGCTTATCAGCAGGAAACGCGAAAAAAGGTTTTTAAAAGTCAGCTTCTATTTATAATATATGGATGTTATTGGGCAATAAAGATGGGCACCCGGTTAAGAGTGCCCTTTTGGCGTTAATTGAACGGATTAGGGTATTTGGCTCCCATCTATACCTCCTTTGTTTAAACTGTGCCCTTCGGCGTTGCTGCGCCTTCTGTAGGTGACTCCGGTTTTTTTGGATTGAGTAGCTGGTCTATTATGTATATCTGGTTCTCAATCCCGTTGAGTTCCATCTGTGCTCTGCGCTGCAGGTCATCCCGGGCGTCAATGAGTTCTTCGCGTTTGGCTTTCATGCGGTCTTCCATGGAGGGTTCTGGTGTTGCTACAGGTTTGGTCATTACTGCCCTCCTTACTTATTATCGCTGTGGAGGCCGTTAAACAGGCCATCTTTAATTGCCGAGAAGATATTATCGAGTAGGTCTACTACGAAGGGTTCGATAGTTTTATTCCATGCGCTACGTGTCCATCTCCATTTTGACAAACCCACAGTACAAGCCACCCCCGCGGTGTAACAGATGCCATATATGGGCTTATACACCCACTTGTTGTCGATGCGCTTAAGTATGTATCCGAGTAAAATCAGGCCGATACCGGCGCCAATACCCTGTGGAGTGATTATGAGTGCTCCTGCGGCCTTTAATGCGCCGATGATTGTTGTTAACATGATGTGTCTCCTTATTGAGGTGTTTTGTTGGTAGCGTAGATTGTAATATATGTGGGAGTGTCCTGAACTGTTACCCAACCTGTTCCAAAGCAGCCGTTACACGTTTCAATACGAATCATACTGTCGGTTGCCCATGTCCTGTCAGCATTCCCGGTTCCGCCACATATCGGACATTTCTCTGCGTGTGCCACAGTGTGTCTCCCTATTAGTCTGTTAATGAGGATAAATCAGAAATAAGTATTGCCCCGTGGCATAACTTCCCGTCCAGTACCCATACTCCAGTGACTGCTGTCCTAAATACTTGTATAACAGTCACCTCAATATTATACTCCGCCCATAATACTTTATCCCAGATATTGAGCGTGCTCATACCGCCCTCCTTGGTTTATCCCTGCCACCGTGCTGGAATCCCCGGTCGGAGGTCGAGGTGGACAAAGGATTTGTAGTAGCCAATGCCGCCCCAATCGTTTATAAGGGCGACTCTATATATACTCAGAAGGCGTTTAGCGAACCCGGTACCCCATGATGGGCGTATATCCGTGGCATATATCATATGCTGGGAGTTTTCCGAGCCGCCGACTTCCTCGTTATGGTTGTAGCATCGGTAGCCGGAGTTGATAATCAAGGCGAACCCGAGTTTCTGGCGTATCTGTTCGAGTTTTTCCATGTGATCAAAGAACCGCGGCGTGGGCTTCAGAGCGTCGCAGCATGGGCATTTACATTTTTCAAAACTAAAATGCTCGGTTATGTAGTCGATTTTGCTTGACAAGATGGACATATATGATTACCTTTCGTTTTCCTTTCAATTAATGTACCTGTCCGCAGGAGTAAGGAGGCGTAAGCCGGCCGATAACCCTGCGGGCTTTTTTTATTACCGGGTGTAGAGAACGTAGGGCATATGGTGTTCTATGAATATCCCGTCCAAATGTACCCATACAAAGCCGTCGGCAATGGTGACATAGCTGGCTGACACCACGGCGCCGGAACTGTGCTGGACAACGGCATGTACCTCACAGTCCAAATTACTCCTAACCTTAAAAGTGTGAAAATCTATGGCATTCTCGTTCTGAATCTCCCCAGTTTGGTACTGTCCTACGCAGGAACAGAATACCAAGCAAATCAATACTACCAAAATTCGTAAATTCATTGTGCCCTCCTTATGTACCAAAGTCTGTTATTATACCACCTGTTACGGTAACCGTGTTGCTATTGTTATCTTCAAAACTTCCCGTCTG